ATGAAATTTAAAATATTATTATTAAGTTTTATTGCCACCAGTTGCTATGCTAATGAAAGTACAGCTGCCCCAGATATTTGTAATATCGTAAAAAAGGTTGCTTATAACGTAATGGAAGCACGACAGCAAAAGGTACCAGCACAAGATTTACAACAAATTGCCGATGGGTTAGCAGATGAAAAAGCCAAGCAGCTTTATCAAGACTTAATTAGCTCAGCTTATGCTGCCAAAGTATTTAAGACAAGTTTCTTTAAACGCCAAGCAATTGAAGATTTTCAAGCAGGGTGGTATGAGGAATGTTTACGTAGAAATGAATAATAATTAAAAAAATAATGAGTATTTAATTGTTAAGAACAACTAATTAGTTAAGAGAATAAAAAATATACTGACAGGTCTGTCTAGGTATTTTAATTTGAAAATAAAATTCGAATTTATATGTATTTATTTAAAAATAAATGCTCCGAAGATGCCGCTGCATGTCGTTACCCTTGAACCCTAAAGTTCAGCGGGTCTTTCTCAATTTTAGCAATACTGTACAATATTAAGCAATACCTAACGATATTAAAAAATCAATATTTTTAGTAATTTATATTAAAACAATACAATGCAATATTACACAATCTTTAGCAATACAAAAATAGTCTATTAATGGTCTATTTCGGTAAATATGGTCTATTTTTCTGGTTTAAGTCTATTAAAGGTCTATTTTTAATTGATTAAAAAAGCGGCACTTAGCCGCTTATGCTGTGTGTGCCATTTTGTTTTGTTCAATATAAGCCAAAACATCAGCCTTCACATAATTTACTTGGCGTTTATGAGGCTTTGAAAAGGGAATACCTCCACCTTCACATCTTTTCTTTTGCAACCACGGTAAGGATACGTGCATAACAATAGCTACTGTTTCAGGTGGAAAAGTTTGATTATCAGCAGCTTCCCAAAATTCCTTCTTAGCAGCCTCTTTTTCTGCATGTGTCATCCGATCTAATTTAGTTAAGCGTGACATTTATTTCTCCTTACTTTCCGCTTTAGGGTTTGCCCACCAAAGAACAGGGCCATTTTCTGAATCATATGCTGCTATTAGAAATAAGCCTTCTTGTGGTGGCTGCGGCTTCCAGTTGGACCAATCACAAAGATTATCTTCTGGAATCTCTTCAATATCCCAATAATCAAAGTTTTCGATTTCTATAGAAACACCAAGATTCTTTTGCAGTTGTGCCCATTGTTCTTTTGTATAAAACTCAGCGTGCTCTCCAATTGTGTCATGTAGCTCTATATCAGGATGGAACCAGCAGCTATTTAAATCATCCGGTACTTGTGTTGGTTGTATTTGATATTTCATTCCTCAGCTCCATTTCCGTAAAATTGTTTTGCCTCATCAAAGCTTTTGGTTACAAGGGGAGCAGAACCTTTCTTGTAGCAAATTACAATTTCATCAAATTTAAAAACACGTTCAGCTGTCTTCAAATCAAAGCATTGGTACATAGGTTCACTAAACCAACTCTCTACATAAAATAGATTTTTAATATGATCTTTGCGGGAACCGTGCCATTTCTGGACTTTAATAACATCATCGAAAATTTCTAAGAAAAAGTTGTTGCCTTCTTTTTCATGCATTCTTCTATAACGCTCAACAGCTCTTTCAGCCATCTCTTTAGAAGCTGCTGGTGTTTGTCTAAAAGGGCTGTAACCTTCAGGTCGCATTGCAACCGCCCATAAAGTTGATTCACTCATCCTTCAGCTCCCATTAATTTAGATTCATCATTAATTCCACAGGTGGACGCATCCTCTACTATTTGCTTAAAAGTTCTTAGCAAAATGTAATCTGTGCTTTCTGGGAGGCTTTCCCAAAAATAAGTGGTTGTAGCAGTAATGGTTAAAGCTTTAATACTTTTAGCTTTTGGATTTCCATATAGTTTGTGGTTTTGCTTGTGGTTTATGGCGCTTTCTAAGACTCTTTGAACTCGGTTTAAACCACCCCATTCATCAACCTTTTTACAATTTGCGATTATTTTCTCTAAGGCTTTTGGGCAAACTCCACACTCTTTAATCCAGTAGGGGCGAATTTTCAAAAGTTCTTCAGCATCGACTATTTTTCTGTTAAGCATGTTGACAAAAAAAAGTGCTTTTTCTCTTTTATTCATCCTTCCGCTCCTGGTTCGCTTTTAACTAATTGTTCAATAAACTCTGCTATTTCATTTGCACCTACTACAAACAAGCCATCAAAAGCTTCGTATGACATAAAAGATTCCTTTGCTATCCATGCTTGAATTTCATTGAGGATTTGATTCGGCACCGGCTGAGCTTTGGCTTTATTCCATAACTGCCAAGCGTCATTAGTTACAATATTGAAATAGCTATTCATTGTTTCACTGAAGGCTAGGATGTTATTTTGACGAATAGCACTTTCACGTTTAAATATTTCTGTAGTTTTGAATTGTGATTCAAAAGGGATACGTTCATTACCTGTCATTTAAGCCACCATCTCTGCATATTCTTCTTTAGTCCACTCAACAAACTCTTTATAAAGTTGTTGAGCGGGTTTATTTAATCGGTTGTTGTAGTCGATCGTTATGCGGCGCCAAGCTACTGGTACCGCATAATGCTTTGTTAGAAACATTGCTTGATCCATGCCTTTCCGGACTATTACGTAGCCCAGCAATTGCAAGTAGTACATAAAACCAAGCACGTGTTTTTGACTTACTTTCTTGTACTGGTCTTTCATATTAGAAACCGTCCTCTAATAGATAATCAGGGGTAGGCTCTGTTTGAGTAGGAGTAGGATTCTCTAATTCATAGCGGCGTTTTCTGATATATCCCATGTACTTTGGTTGAATTAGCGGATCACGTGCAGCTATGTCTATTTCCAGCGCATCCAATGTTGTAAGGTCTGGTGCGTTCTGGATCTGAACCATTAGCGAAGGCGGATCACTCTCAGCAGGTTTGTTTTCTGTAAGCTCTGACAAACGTTTATGGGTAGCTTGTAGCAAAGGCTCCATCTGTTTATCAGACCAAGTGCGGGTGTATCGATAAACTGCATTTACTTCGTCTGGTGTTTTTGATTCTTTAACTCGTTGCAGCAACGTATCAAGTTTCTTCTGATATTCCGGATCTACTTCAGTTTCGTTAGTAACCGGAGTTAATAGGTCTTCGGAAGCTGTGACATAAGTTTGTTCTGTAATAACAGTCGCTGGCTGGTTATCTGCAGGGAAAACTTCAGAAGGTATTACTTTTGCCGTTGGCTCAGCTTTTGATTTCTTGCCACGCTGTTTCTTTTTTTCATCACCTAAGCGAATAACACTTAAGTCATCATTAACTTCAAAACCTAACGCTTTAGACATTGCTTTTAATTGAAGCTTGGCGTTTTCTGCATCACGTTGAACAAAGCCACTGTTAATAGAATCAATTAATGCGTTAGTTTTGAAATCTAAAACATAGACCGTAGGTGAATATGTACTGATTACAAAAACTTCCTGACCGTCTTTATACTCATCAATAGTTAATGGCTTTGTGAATGTAATGCCAGCCAGTTCAATAGTTTCGATTTTGATGCAGAATTCAAAACCCGGTTTGCCAAAAACAGAAGCGGGGAATTGATCTAAATCGGCAAAGTCCAACATGTCTCCGGCTGGACGACATAGAACAGTTTTACCGTTTTGAAGAGCTGCAAATGCTTCAGCTGCAGTAAGTAAATTAGTCATGAATAGCTCTCCTTTTAGCGATGTAACGACTGTTGTTGCTGAACTTGCTGAGTATTATTTTTAGGCGCCCAACCCATCTGATCGGCACGTGCTTGGCATGCTCTATTGATACCAGCCTCGTAAGTAGTGCCTTTAAACTTCTTAATCGCAGCATTTAAGATGTTAGTGTCAGGTGCATCTTTGATTGCTTTTAATGCATCTTGATATAGTTGGTCCTGAGTACGGGGCGGCTTCTGGTTGCCACCCTGAGCGGTTGTCTGGTTATTCTGGTTTGAATTTTGACCTGCTGGGGTAGAGGCATTTTGCTCTAGATAGGCATAGTCATAGTTATATAGATATTTACTTCCATCAAAATTACCGAGGTAAACATCTGCTGCCACACCAATAGCTTTAAACGCTACACCTAGAGCATCAGTAACGGCCTTTTTATAACCTTCATCAATCGCTACTAATTTGCCTTTTTGAACTTCAACAATTGCTGAACCGCCGTTGCCGAAAAATTCCTCACCCCAAACACCATCGATCTTGGTTTTTACTGCTACTTCAGCAAAAGCCATAATGGTTCCATCTGGCGCGGTTTCAGACCATAAACGCACATGTCTATAAGTCCAGCCATGACCTACAGGACCAAAGGCCTGTGTCATAGCCATTAAACGCCATTGAGGGTTAATATCTGATTTACCTTTTAAGTAGCCAATCTCAATCTTTTTAAGAAAATTGGTAGGCGTCTGCTTAACTGCATTCCAGATATGTAAGTTGTCTTTTGAGTTTTCAGTTGTCATTTTTTTTATCCTCATCTAGAGCCGGTGAAGCCGCGTTTTTGCTTGTAAGCCTTGCGGTCATAAGTAGGGATATTTGTTTCACGCAGTTTTATTGCGAGCTGCTTTCTGCGTTGGAAATCAATTTCTTGTGTGAGTTCATTCCAAACTTTCGGATATTCAGTTTGGAACTTAGACACATTTAAAGGCGTCTTAACTCCGTCTTTAACTTTGTAAAGAACTGAGCCATTAGCATTAGATGCGTACACTTGCCAGCCAATGCGGACAGAGTAGAGGCTCGTTGAACGGTCAAGACCTAAATAAGACTTATAGCCGTCTGGATGATGCTTAACTTTTTGCATGATTAAGCCTCCTCGATCCAATGATTACGGTCGATATAGCCAGCCAATAAAATATTTATGTTTTTATGGTCGTCATGATTGGTGAAATCATTCCAAGGTTTGCCGCTTAAGTCTGTTACTGACTCAATAGCAAGGTTAGTAATTTCAGCCGCTGTAAAGTCAGATCCAGCTACACCATAACTATCTGCTACGCCGTCAAAATCGAAGCTCACGTTTAGTTTGAAGCCGTCTATGCGGATAACAGCTACACCAGTTTTTTCACCAGTTTGCTTAATACCTAAAAGTTCATATTCAGAAGCAACTACTTGTTTGCTTTCATATGAGTAATTAGAAGGGACGCTAGAATTAGCGGTACGGTATTCAAAAGAACCTAAGGCTACAAGTACAGCAATTGCTGTAACTCCAGTTACCTTGTGCTTGTTTGAAAAGGTTTTTACGTTCATAATTGATCTCGCAAATTTTGCAAAAGCACATCGGAAGGTAAGAGAATCGGTGTGCTTTTTTTGTTGTTTACGAAACAAATATTAGGCATGCCTAATTAATATGTCAATAGGTATGCCTAATAAGTATGTAGGTATACCTATTTTTTTTGTTTTATTAAATTTGGATTTCTATACCACTATTTTGAATAGTGTTAAGCGATTCAATTCTTTGCATAATTTCATTGTAAATTGAAATATTTTCTTTTGCTTGAATACTAATAATTAAGGAATAACGAATTTTTTGAGTCCATCGTTTCTGCGCTTTAGAACTTTTCCACCATCCAGTGACAGGATAAATGGCAATATGATCCATACTCATTAACTCTGCTGCAGTTCCTTTCCATGTGTCGGAATGAACACTACCTTTAGTTCTTAAATTAGTTCCTAAAAACCAGTTATTGCTATCATTTCCTGTAGTAGCTTCATATTCATCATACATTGCTTGCCTATTAATACTTGCTTTCAGCTCTTTAACAGTTTGTGTGGGAGCAATCATTTTAAAGCGAAGTCCACATGATTGATAAGAAAATCTACTACGAAAGCCTTTGTTCTGAGGGTTTGGTTCAATAAAATAAGAAAGAGTTACTTTTAATTCAACATCCTTATCCCCAATTTTGGAAAGGAGATATTGAGGCCAAGGTAATTGTATGACTTGCATTTCATTAAATTGCACATCAGATTTATGTTTTTTAAATGGCTTTAATTGATCCTGTATTACAATGATGGCATGGTTATTAGAACTATTAAGAGCAACTTCAAGATTTGGCACTCCATATCCTACTGTACGAAGTAAGACTTCAGCCGCTTTTTTAGGACTAAGGCGATCATTAATTATTAAATTATTATATTGCGATACCATTGCTTTAGTATATTGGCATGAATGTATTAATAACCCCCTTATAGTTTCAGGCCAATAATTCGGATACTTATCTGCAATTTGAGCCGCATAATTTGATGCTAAAGCACATGCAGCGCTACTATCCCGATGACATTCAAAAGGTAAATTGACATCACCAGAAGTAGTCAAAATTGATAAGTCCTCATGGGCATCTGCATAAGTTGGGGGAGGGGATAATAAATAATTGCCTCCTTCTAATACAAAGTCGGGTTTTAATGGAGCATTTTTAACCCATTCCCAATTTACTGAAGTTCTAGTAGTTGGACAAAGATCGCCATGTTTACTCCAGAGACTCCAGCCTCTCATCGATGGATCCGTTACAGTTGTTAAATTCGTATAAGTACCAACGGTGATTGAGTTCCAGCTATGAGCTGGATCTTCAATTTTTGCTAGATGAGCTTGATCCCAAATATTAAGATCGACGTTTAAACTCCTATTATTACCAGCAGAAATTATAAATAAACACTTATTATTCTCAGGTAACTCACCAAAGGTAAATTTGTCGATAGCTCCCGACCAAGATGAAGGCCTTCCAGTATTATTATTTTCAGATGTAACTGCTAATGAAAAAATTCTATATTTAATCTGATTGTTAGCAATCGCAACCTTATTTGCAGTTTGAATAGTTAAGGAACCATATAGATTGGGTTTGTTACTGCCCCTCGGAGGCAAAATACGTCCTGATTCTACAATATGGTTGATATAACTACTGTTACTGCTTAAAAGACATTTTTTTAAGTCACCGTAAATAACTATACCGGCTTGCATTGAACCATGAGGATTGTAAGCCCCTAGACCATATGCGGGTTTAATATCATATTGAGGCCAAGAAGGATCATAAGTTCTTGAGTTAGCAGAGAAGATAAAACTACTAATTAAAGGATGATCATGGTTAATACCACTGTCTAGGATACATACCGAAGTTTTTGGAATAGGGTTTGGTAAAAAACGTGTTTTTAAATCACCTACCCATTCATATTGTTCTTTTTCATTTAAATTCACAAAAAAAGTTGCTGGTTCATTAACTTGACGAACTTCTAATAAATTATTCATCAAATATACTGACTTTTCTAATTCTGCTGCAGATGTTTTGATTAATACAACAATATTATTTACGAAATCTAAATAATCATTACCAATTTCTGCCTGGATTGACTCAGAAAATTCAATAACCTCACGGTACGTTATGCTTGGATCGTTATTTGTCTTTTTTATCCATAATTCCCACCATATACTTTTATATTTATCAGTAGGAAAAAAATCTAAATCATCTGTCCAAAAATTTTTTAATTCTGCTAATTTAATACTTGCAATACTATTTATTAGTTTTTTGTTTTTAGGATTTTTTTGCTTATGGATAGTATCTATATAATCCGTAATTTTTTTAATAAAAATCCGTCTTTTATCCTCAGGAATGAATATTGTTGCTTCTTCTCTTTTATCTTTTGTTATTCTTACATTTGAAAGTATAAAATCTGTATTATCAATTGATTCTAGTGGAAGAGATGATTCAGGATCACTTTCTAAAGTAATATAAATTCCTTCCGAAGTTTGACTATATGGTAAAATCTTTGTTTTGGTTTCATTAAAAACTTGTTGAGTAAGTTGAAATTCACTTAATAATTTTCTTCCATGAACTTCGGGGTTTCGTGCAGGTATTGTTGGAATATATGAGTTTTTAGATGTATAGCTATCTTTTGGTTGCAAGTTTTCAAAATTTATATGCTTCTTTTCGTACATGTTTATGCCTAATGAAATTTAATAAAACTATTTAATACGACGATTTAAAGAGTTTAATAAAATTTCATTAGTAAAAAAACCTTTATTATAAAGAACTACTTCTTTTGCAGCATCATCAAAAGCTTTTGAAATATCACCCAAACTAAGATTTTTACAACTATTAAAAATAGTTTCCCAATTAAACTTTTCTGCTTTAAATGGACTAATACGTGATTCAAGGAAATGCTGAATTTCCTTTTTAGTAGGCTTGTCAAATTTAATTATATCGTCAAACCGGCGATTTAAAGCTGCATCTAATAATTCAGGATGATTAGTTGCAGCAATAATAATACTATCTGTGGATGATTGCTCCAGAAGTATTAAAAAAGAATTGAGGATCCGACGAACTTCACCAACATCGTTGGTAAGATTTCTTTGGGAGCCAATAGCATCAAATTCATCGAATAAATAAATTCCAATGTTATCCTTCATAAAATCAAAAATATTTCTTAATTTATTGGCTGTATCACCCATAAATTTTGAAATTAATGATTCTAAGACTACTTTATACAATGGTAATTTTAATTCAGATGCAAGTATATTAGCTGTTAATGTTTTTCCAGTGCCAGGAGCACCAACAAATAAAATCTTATTTCTTGGATGTAAACCATATTTTCCCAATTCATTTCTTTGTCTTTGTTCGTGAATGATTAGCTCTATTCTACTGAAAGTATTTTCATCAAGAACTAAAGATGCCCTATGTATATGAGGCATTGAAAACTCTATAAGACCATCTAAATCATGTTGATGAGACTTTAAACCTAATAAATCAGAATTGGATTGCTTAACATTCTTAAACTGATATTTCTCAATTAGATTTTTTAAATCATTTGCTAGCTTAGTATGACCTAAACGTGCTTCTCTTGCTGCAATTTGTAGAGCAGCTGCATAAAAACGCTGATTGTCATTTTCTCCATGACTTTTTATTAGCATTTTAATCTGTTCTGCTGTTGCCACTAAAGAGTGCTCCGAAATTGTTAGCTAGATTTTTATAAATTTTATCATTAATCTTATAATTAATACTTAAAATCTCTCATATGTCTAACTACTACACCAATTATTCTGATGTCATGTGTAACAGAAGATAAAGTTGGAAAGTCGGAATTTATAGGAATCAATTCAAAAACATCTCTCCCGTATTCATCATGAGCAAGAACCCGATATTTTTTAAAAGTAGCTTCATGAGAGCCATTTTGAGCTATTACATAAGAGCCTGGCTTGGGATTAATTGATGCATCAACAATTAGCATGTCACCTTCTTTAAAATCTGGCTCCATACTTTTGCCTTGAACAATTACACTAAAAATAGATTCAGGACTACAGCTTACATAATCTGTATAAGTATAGCTATGGGGTGAACTACCGTCGTAGGCAACTTCATGCCAAAAACCAGCTTGAACATAATCTAAAACTGGAATTTTATGTAACTTCAGGTCCCTAAATAGAATATTGGAAAGATCTTCCTCATTAGTTTTCTTAATCATCTCATGTGGTGAACCATTACCTGATGCTAGCCAATTAGGGTTTACACCTAAAAATTTAGAAGCCTTTAGAAGATTCTCTCCTTCCATTGTTTTTGATTTTCCACTAAGCCAGTCACTAACGGAAGGTGGCTTGACTCCTACAGCACGAGCTAGGTCAACACCCTTAATCTTTTTAGGGGGTAAAACTTCCATAGCATACCTAAGTCGTTCAGCAAGAGTATTCATACAACTATCCTCACAATGTTAGGGAATCCTAACATAAATAAAATTAGGTATTCCTATTGATTTAATATAAGGAATACCTAATAATTAAATAAAAATTAGGAGCACGTTATGAATGACGCACAACTTATAGACAAGCTAGGTGGTGTCACAGCGGTAGCAAGACTTCTAGGGATTGCACCGTCATCAGTTAGTGGATGGAAGGCTATTCCCCTTGATAGAAAAATCAGGCTAGCAGTTATTGCCGAAGATCTTGGCTTAACAACACGAAAAGAGCTTTTCCCTGATAACTATCAAGATATTTGGATTGAACTTCGTCCCCAGACGACAAAATGTAGAAACCTTGGATCATTAACCGTTTAGGACCTTAACCATGAGCAAAGTATCAAATGAATTGCCCGCAAGCGCTAGCAATAACGAATCGCTCATATTGCAAGCACTTAACGCTAGCAACCAAAGACAAGTAGCAGAGATGATAAATGTGGATGCAAGCATCCTGTCACGGATGAAAACAGAAAAGAAATCAAATGGATGGACTGAGATTGAGTTTATTAGCTTTTTGTTGACTGCCATTGGGTTGAAGGTTGTGCAAGAAAGTGATGTGTATTGCTCGCCTGAAATTGCAGAAGCAACGCGAGTCTATTTAGCACATGCATTCACTTCACCAGAGTACATGCGGATTTTATTCAAATAAAAAACCACTACCTGCTGTAACAGGAGTGGTTAGGCATTCAAATGAGGTGAATCAAATGAACACAAATAATCTATCAAATCAACAGCAAATAATCCAGAGCTGGTTTGAACCGGCTCTCCACACACTTAAAGCATTAATCAAAAAGTGTGAAGAGAACCTAGAGCGAATCAAAGCTGACACTAAAAATGCAGCTGTAAAGCGAGATGACTTTAAAGAAAATTTAGTCCTTCAGCATCGCATTACATATAACCATGCTGAGGAAATTATCAAAAGTTTAGGTCGTGCAGGTCGGATCCGTTTTTTGGGTAGTTCTTATATTCAGATTAAGGAAGGCGGTGAAGCATGAATAAAATCTTATTTGGTGATTGCCGTGATTTGATGAACCAAATGATTGAGGAGGGGCTAAAAGCGCAAACTTGCGTAACATCACCCCCTTATTTTGGTTTGCGTGATTACGGGGTCAATGGTCAGTTAGGCTTAGAAAATACCGTAGATGAATATGTTCAAAACATGGTTGAAGTATTCCGTTTGGTTCGCGAACTACTGCATGAAGATGGAACACTTTGGCTAAACCTTGGTGATAGTTATGCAGGTTCTGGTCTCGGCATGACTCGTACTGGGTTGAATGACGGGAAAAATCCAAAAACAAAAGGTTTAGTTTTACCAAAACAAAATGCTGCTCAATCTAATTTGAAACCAAAAGATCTTATTGGCATTCCATGGAAAGTTGCTTTTGCACTACAAGCCGATGGTTGGTATTTGCGCCAAGATATTATTTGGCATAAACCGAACCCGATGCCTGAAAGCATTACAGACCGTTGTACCAAAGCACATGAGTATATTTTCTTATTCAGTAAGTCACGTAGATATTTCTTTGACCACGTAGCAATTAAAGAACCAGTTGCTGAAAGTTCAATTAAAAGACTTTCCCAAAATCTTGACCAACAACATGGCAGTACTCGCGCTGTGATGAAACATAACGGTCCAATGAAAGCTGTTTACTCGAGATCTTCACGCGATAGCTTTAAAAGACATAACAGTAAAAGAGCTGCTGTTATTCCAAATCAAGCAAACGGAACTCACAGATCAGAAAGATTAGAAAGTGAGTATGACTTACTTACTCGCAATAAACGCAGTGTTTGGCAAGTTTCTACCAAACCCTACAAGGGTGCTCATTTCGCTACATTTCCAATGGATTTAATCGAGCCATGCGTATTAGCAGGATCTCGAGTCAATGATGTTGTATTTGATCCATTCATGGGATCCGGAACAACAGCAGCTGTAGCACTAATGCATAACCGTCAATATTTAGGGTGTGAATTGAACCCTCAATATTACGAATTGCAGCAAGAACGCTTAGAGAAAGTATTAAAAGAGAGGGCCGCATGAATTATTACCAACACCATATTGGTGACTTTAACAATGCGACTCGCCACCTCAGTTTAATTGAGCGTGCGATTTACCGTGACTTATTAGACATGTATTACGACACGGAGAAGGCGATTGATGCATCAAGCATTGATCGTCTAGCACGTCGTTTGCAATGTACTACCGAAGAGCAAAAAGAAGCTCTCAAATATGTACTTGATGAGTTTTTCATTCTTGAAGAAGGTGTTTATCGCAATAATCGTTGTGAACGAGAAATTGCTGAATATCACGGGAAAAAGAAACAAGCGAGTGAGGCTGGTAAAGCGTCTGCTGCAAAACGTGCAGCGAAAAAGAAAGGTTCGTCCAACAGTGGCTCATCAAAAGATGAGCAATCGTCTAACGAAAATTCAACGGTCGTTGAAAATCCGTTAAACGAAGAACAAACGGGCGTGCAACCAACCAATAACCATAAACCATTAACCATAAACCAAGAACCAATTATTGATAGTAGTAGTAATGCGCGTGGAGAAAATTCGCAATTAACCCCAATTCAATTTGCTCAGTATCAGATCGATGATCACAAGCGTTACTCAATGCGTGAATTCATTTCTGAATACTCAGAGTTTCAATACGATTTCATCTCACTTGCTCAACAAAGATTTGTTTCTGTTCCTGAAATCGACTTGAGAACCATGATTCAAAATTTCGGTGACTGGTACTTTGCAAACGAATCAAGTTCATTGAATACACCAAGCATCTGGTTGGTTAAGTGGTTCTCTTGGGTTCAAAACAACGAGAAACAAGTTGCTGCTAACCGCAAGAAACAAGAGCAAATCACTTCATCTGGTCAAAAAACACAAGAGCCGAGTTACTTCGCAAATCTTTTTGAAGAACAAAACCAATCTCAAATCGTGGATGTAACTCCTTCAAAAAAGTTTCTAGTGAGTGAGGAGGTAGGTCATGCATGAGATTAACTTGAACGAAGTGCGTCAATTAATTGCTTCTCTTCGCACCGTTTACGCTGCTCAGTTCAATAAGCATTTTCCAGCAACAGGCGAAAGTGCAATTCCTCTGTCAGCGGTTGAGCAAATCGCACTTAAAACATTGGTTGGTGTTCAACAAAATCAATTTAACAACGCACTTGGTCGATTGCTTACTGCCGGTGGTCGTTTCATGCCGTCATTTGCCGAGTTTCGCACCTGGTGTATCGGTGAAAGCTGGATGTCTCCGGAAGAGGCTTGGTCACGTGCTTGTAAATTCACAGCAGACCGTTCAGTTGTGATTACCCAAATCACAAAGTATGCATTAGATGAGGTTATGTACTTGATCGAAGCGGGCCAAATGAGAGCAGCTCAAGAAAATTTCTTTGGGACCTACAACGTGATGGTCGCTAAAGCGCAATTAAAAGGCCGTCAGCAAGAGTTTTACACACCGCCGCTACAACTAGAGCACAAAGAGCCTAAACACGTTCCTGTGAGCAATGATGTAGCACAAAAGCATCTCAAATCTTTAATGGAACGGTTAAAGATTAATGGACGTAAAACTGCACCAGTACAGAAGCTTCAGGCTAAGGAAAAAGAGCCTGAGCTTGCAAAAGAATTGGGTCCGGATCCGTTCGACAATCCGTATGAGTATGCAGAGATGTGCCGCCGTGAAGGTATGCCCGTTCCACGCAATATTCAGCAGTTAATTGATGGGGCGAGTGTATGAATAAATTCGAGATTATAGCGTGGGGTTTACTCATTTCATTTTTTACAGCAGCTATTAGCGGTGCGGTGGTTTTGTGGTGTTTGGCGCGTAAAGAGCTAGATCAGAAAGGATATCGCCATGAGTAAATGCCAACACTGTGCAGCTGAAGAGTTAATAAATTCTTATGGTGGCCTTCCAGAAGCAAAGGCTTACATGAAGCGCTATTTCAAATTAAATGGCGGGTTAAGAAAGAAATATCCGAAAGTCGGCAACCTAATAACTAGCAAGATGAATGAATTACAAAGCGCAATTGCAACAGTGGAAGGATTCAGCCATGAGTGAGTTTGAGGGTAAATCTGGAAAGTGGGCTTGGGAGATTCAAAAAGAACAACAAGCGAAAGTAGAGGAACTGCAAAAGCGTTTAGATAGGGCATTAAAAGAGACTCAATATGCTTTGCAGTATGTTGAAGAAGACATGCGCGGCAATCATGAATTTCTACAAATGGCAATGATTCGAACCTTTAAAGCTATAGAGCAAGTGCTCAAAGGTGGTGCTTGATGTCATCAATGAGCCTTGCCGATTACAAACGTCTTTATGCAAAACCACGTAGCAAACCTAAGCGCCGAGTTTCAGTAAAAAAAGAACGAGTTGTAGGTGAGGGCGAGGCAACGCTTGTACAACATTTAAAAACACACAAGATCAGTTTTGAACAGGAATACAAATTCCATCCAACACGTAAATGGAGAGCAGATTTTTTAATAACGGGTACAAAGATTTTAATTGAGGTAGAAGGCGGGATCTGGAGCGGAGGCCGTCACACAAGAGGAAAAGGCTATATAGGGGATATGGAGAAATACAACTCTGCAGCAATGATGGGTTTTACAGTTTTACGGTTCAGCACAGAGCAAGTAAAAGCAGGCGTGGCGATTAAACAAATTGAGCAATTGGTGGGAGATAAAAACTGATGAATATCGAAGTAAAAATTAAGCCAACAGTCAGAATGATGCAGAATGAGCTTGCCCAATGGGGGAAATGGGCGCGAAATGCCTCTTTTAATCCTAGTGAATTAATTTATAAATCTCCAAGTTTAGGATTAATGCGACTAAAAGAGGGATTTAAATCTAAAGGCATTCAGGTTACTTTGAATGATGAAGCACTAGTTGCAATTGACCATTTAGTCATGCAGTTAAAGTTATCTCGACCAGATTTATACCAATGGATTGAATTTCATTATTTAAAAGGGTATCCAGTTGCAGTTCTGGCTACACATACAAAAGTTGATCGAAGAAATATTGATAAATATTTGTTAGCAGCAGAAACATGGCTAGATAGTAGACTTGAATCTATTTGTCAAAATCTATGAAATATTAGTTAAGGTGATTATTAATGGCAGATGAAATAACAGTAATTCAAGCAACAATAGAAGCTGCTCGAATTCAAAAGTGGGGAACTATTTGGGGGGCAGTGATAGGTGGTATTGCAATTGCAGTAGGTGTGTATTTCTCTTGGAGAACATCTTTGCATTTGCAAAAAGAAGCAAGACTTGCGGAGACAAGGAAAAATGTATATCTAGAGCTAGTTGAAAATTACTCAAAAATGATCTTAGGTTTTCAATTATTATTATCAGAATTAGATAAAAATTGGGAATTGCAAAAAAATCTAGTTCATACTTTTAGTACTTCACTTGATAAAGCAGCATTTATTTGTGAAACTTCAACGAAGGAACAAATATATAAATTTTTAGATGTTTTTATAGAAAAATTTCGTAATTTACAGGAAAAAATTAATCCATTAATTATTTCGAACAGCGAAATTGAAAAGTTATACTCCAGACATTCTAGATCTATTAAGCTATTTAATAATGCTTCTGAAGAGTATGAAAGAATCAAGTTATTTGGAGAGGGAATTGAGAGAATTCCATTAATACAAAAATATTTTGATGAAAAACTTAAAGAGTCTGAAGGTTACTTAAATTCGATGAATGTGCTTGGTGAAAAAATTAAAATTGATTCTAGAGAAATAAGCCCATTAATAACTGATTTAATAAATGAATCAAATATGCATGCTAATAAAGTTGTTCATCTATTAAGAAAAGAATTAGGGGCAAAGACCGATATTGATTTAGATACGAAATTACAAAATTTAATGATCATCGAGTAGAATTCTTGCATTGCGCGCAGAGATATGGCATATTCGTGCTATAGTGTTCGAAGTGTAAGTAAAGCACTAGTATTAAAGCTCATCAATCGATGGGCTTTTTTGTTTTGTGCTATATTCCAGTCTGATTAAAAACTGGTAAATAAAATGAATATTTGTGTTGGTGGTGAACTTGATTGGCAAGTGATAGAAAAAGAAGGCAGATTACTTAAGGCTTCTGACATTGATCCATCTTTTAAAACTGAGTACTACAAGCAAGTTTTTAACCGCGACAACATTAACTATCATTTTTGGCTACCAATAGGGTCCAACTTGCATGAAATGTCAAAGCGCGTTTTGGATATTTTGAGAGTATCAAAAAATTAAGCTTAAAGTATATTGTAAATACATCTTCTAACTTGTATGATATGTCACAAATACTGCGCTGAAAGTTTTTTGTTTTTTGACCCGTTTCTTTTTAGAAGCGGGTTTTTTAATTTTTCTTTATGTATTTAAATTAGATGAAAGTATATGTTGCTTTTATTAGGTAGCTTATTGTTTACTTCGCATTAAAATTATTCTTTCTAAGAAGTTAATAAAATGAAAAATTATTTAATAGGGTTAGTTATTACTTTGGGTATTAGTGGATGTGTATCTATACCGTCCATAGACTTTTCGCAGCAAAAAGTTGAAAGGTTTAATCCAGTTAAAAATTGGATTAGTGTTGATACCGCTCCAGTCAAGGATATGCCAAATGGCAAAGAAATCTTTAAGTTGAAAGGGGGAAGTGAAGTTTATGTATTCTGGTACCAAGATGAATGGGCGTTATTAAATCCGAATATGGATAGACAACAATGGATTGATACTAAATATTTGTGCAGTTTTGATGGTTGTTATACTCCACCAGTCACCTATAGATATTCAAAAGGGAGTTTTGATAACAGGCAGCCTGTTTACTCAACTCCTCAAAGAGAATCAAAAGGCTATAATAATACTAGAACTAGAAGTTCTACTACTACACGGACTCCAAGAAGTTATAGTAAAACGACTAATAACTCTTGTTACTGCACATCTGGAACTTATTGTGTTGGGCCTAGAGGTGGACATTACTGCCTTAATAGCACAGGTTCAAAAAGATATCTTCCACGATAAACTGTATAAGCTTTAAGAAGCTCTGCTAAATATCGATTATTGGCGGGGCTTTTTTATTTTTAAATATTTCTGTATTATCAGTGTGTTGCTTTAAGTAACACTAAACCTTATTGATCAGCGCAAATATCAAAAAAGGGGGAGCTTGCCTACTAGGCAAGCTTTTTAAATTGATGATTTAAACACAATAATCCATTTTAAAGCTCAATAGAAAAATCAAACTTCCATAGCTTTTATTCGTACTAATTTATTGAATATAATCGTTTTTATAATTTTTAAAATTTCCTTAAACTAAAAATGGAAAATTTCTTGTTGCAACATTTGTTATAATAGGACTACCTTAAGAAAAATACTTTATAAAAATGAGGAGCTGCTGAAATGCCACAGTATCTCATGTTTGCGGAAAATATTTATAACAAAATTAAAGATGAGGAATTGTTTTCACATGACTGTATTGAAAATATGAACTTACTTATGACATGTATACGCAGAGAAATTGAGGGAACAGAATTTAAATTAAAATATAATTTTATTGATTTTGTTGAATTGTTTAGTAAACAATTAGATGAATGTAAAGTAAAAATAGATGTGAGTTTGATTCCTCCTCATAATTCAGAAGGTGAGTATATTTTATGGTTAGCTGGATTTATCGAAAAAATTACAGAAGGTGGACCTAAACCACCTCCGCCTATAAAGAAATTTATTCCAGAGTATATGAGCTTGAAATCTGAATTAGATTTTTTACCTTTAAATGAGGAAAAAATTCAAACCGAAGGTAAAGAAATTACGGATTACTTTAATTCAAAGCTTTATAAGGCAACTTTTAAGAAATAATAGTTAGTTGTCTCTATTTTTTGCCACCGCCTTAGGGCGGTTTTTTTATGGGTGAGAATAATGGATTCTACAGAATACTTTTGGCTTACTCGGAAAAAAGAACCTAAAACCAAGCCTAAATCCAGACCGCTACCTAAAGCTACTCAAAAGTACTTAGAGGCAGAGGAAGAATTTACTGAAGCTTTAGACAATCTGGAAATTAAATACGAAAAGAAATTCCAGTTTAAATCAACAAAGCATTGGCGTTTTGATTTTCATTTAATTGAACATCGTATTTTAGTTGAAATTGCTGGTGGACCTTGGTCTGGTGGACGAAAAGGCAAGCTGGCTACAAAGGCGTGGAGTATGGAACGTTACGATGTTGCTGAGTCAATGGGATATACCGTTGTTCGGTTAGAGGCTGCACCAAGATTTAAGATAAATGAATCTGGTCCATTACAGATTCAAGCTCATTTCGCAAGCCAATGGCTCAAAAATTTAAAGAGGCAAATATTTAATGGATCAGATCAGACCATTCCCACCAACTGATTTTATTGACCAAGCAGATGAAGAGGAAGCAATTAGACTAACACCAGCACCAGATCTAAAAAAATGGGTTGTTGCTAATTACTTAACTATTGGTGGGCCTCTTTATAACCCCGATCATGATCACATAGCTGAGCTGCTTCACGATAATGAAGAATTTTTAGCATTTGCTTGGGCCTCTTCTGCATATAAAAGTAAGCAAGCTATGGTGTTAGGCCAGTGCGAAAAAGTCATGTTCAATGTTGGTGGCTGGCGTAAAGCTAGACAAGAGCAACAGATGCGAGACTGGTTCGGCTTTGTGCCAACATACTTAATAACTGTCGACGCTTCTTTCTGTGAGCGTGCAAATGATCGTGAGTTTTGTGCTTTGCTTGAACATGAGCTTTACCATATAGGCGTAGAGCGTGATGAAGACGGCGAGATGATCTTTAGTAGTTCAACAGGTTTACCTAAGCATTATTTAGCTGGGCACGATGTTGAAGAGTTTGTTGGTGTAACTAAACGGTGGGGGGCTAGTCAAAGCGTTAAACGTATTGTTGAAGCTGCAAAGAATCCGCCGTTTGTTTCAAATCTTGATATTTCAAAATGCTGCGGAAACTGCGTAATCAACTGAGCCGAATGGCTCTTTTTTTTGCCTTCTTTGCTAGACGTAGCTAGACAAAGGTGGGGGTATGGCTGCACTTAAAGAACAGGTAAAAATATTTATTGTTCAAGCGCTTGCCTGCATGGATACCCCTCAACAGGTAGCTAATGCTGTCAAGCAAGAATTTAACATTGAGATTGATCGAAAACAGGTACAACTTTATGACCCGACAAAAGCGGCAGGAAAGAATTTAAGTAAGAAATATAAAGACCTTTTTCATAAAACCCGAGAGGACTTTAAAAAGAATGTTTATGACATCCCGCTAGCTAATAAAGCCTACCGGCTTAAAGAGCTTCAGAAGATTTATGAAGACTGGAAGAACAACAGGCTTATGAAGCAAGGGGTTATTAAACAGGTTCGGGAAGAAATGCAGGGTTATGACCTGATGTTATTAAATCTTGAGTTAAAGCAGCTTGAGATTGAAAAGTTAAGAGAGGGTGAAGGTGATGAAGATCCAACACCAGTCAAGGTAACTATTCAAGTTGTGGATGCGAGTAAAAAAGATGCCGAACATCAATCCGACACTGAATGTACCTCAGGCTAATTTTTTGCAGATGGAAAAGAAGTTCCGCGCATTTGTCGCTGGCTTTGGATCGGGAAAGACTTGGGTTGGCTGCTCCAGTTTATGCAACAAAGCTTGGGAATTCCCTAAAGTACCTTTGGGTTATTTTGCTCCAACTTACCCGCAGATTCGCGACATTTTCTTTCCAACTATTGAAGAGGTTGCTTTCGATTGGGGGCTTAAAACTAAGGTTTATGAAACCAATAAAGAGGTGGATATCTATTATGGTCGGCAATATCGAACGACAATCATTTGCCGGTCTATGGAGAAACCAGCAACAATTGTAGGTTTTAAAATTGGCCACGCCTTGATTGATGAACTTGATGTTATGGCCAAGGTCAAAGCTCAACAGGCTTGGCGTAAGATCATCGCACGTATGCGTTATAAGCAAGCTGGTTTGCTCAACGGTATTGATGTGGCCACAACACCAGAAGGTTTTAAGTTTACATACGAGCAATTTGTTAAAGAGGCAAATAAATCAGAGGCTAAGCGTAAGCTATATGGAATGATTCAAGCTTCAACTTATGACAATGAAGCTAATCTTCCAGATGACTACATATCATCACTTTATGAGTCTTATCCGCCGCAGTTAATTTCAGCTTATCTAAGAGGGCAGTTTGTCAATTTAACCAGCGGTGCTGTTTACCCGGACTTTGATCGTGTTCTAAACCACACAGATGAAGAAATTAAGAAAGGTGAACCTTTACTCATAGGAATGGACTTTAACGTACTTAAGATGGCTGCTGTGGTTTATGTCATTCGAGAAGGGAAGCCAAGGGCTTTAGATGAACTGGTTGGAGTGAGAGATACACCGACAATGTGTCAATTGATTAATGAACGCTTTCCAGATCACGATATTACCGTGATTCCAGATGCTTCAGGTCAGGCAACATCATCGAAGAACTTCAGTGAATCTGATCATGCAATCTTAAAGAAACATGGATTTAAAGTTGAAACTAATGGTGTGAATCCCGGTATTAAAGATCGTATCACTGCAGTTAATGCACAAATCCTAAATGCTGAGGGTGAACGACACTTAAAAGTGAATACAAACAAGTGCCCTAACTTTACGGCTACTTTAGAACAGCAAGTCTATGATGATTTTGGAATGCCAGATAAAAGCGCTGGTTTAGACCACGTTGGAGATGCCGGAGGCTATCCAATAGCTAAGCGTTTCCCAATCATCATTCAGAAAGTATTTAAACGGCGCACAATCGCTGGTTTTTCCCGTTAATCAATGCACCTTTTTAGGTGCTTTTTTATTGGTGTTTTTATGGCAGTTACTGATAAACATCCGCAGTATATTGCTGCACAAAAAAGCTGGGAGATTATGCGCGACGCCGTAGCTGGCGAAGAGCAAATTAAACAGGCACAAACTAAGTACCTAGCTAAATCTGCAGGGATGATAGAGGCAGAAAAGCAGGGTGATAAGACTGGAGAGATTTATAAAGCCTATCTAAGTCGAGCTCAGTATCCGCTATGGGTTCAGGACGCATTACGCACAATGATCGGGTTAGTTTCAAAGCTTGAGCCGAATATTGTGATTGAAAGTTCTCTACTTAAAGGATTGATAGAGAATGCCACAAATGACGGTTTTGGGCTTAAACAGCTCTTTATTCGCATTTGTTCAGAGTTGCTAGAGTTTGGGCGCTGTGGGTTGCTTGTCGATGTTGATGCTAACGGAGTGCCATATTTCGCCTTATATGATGCGTTATCTATTATCAACTGGAAGGAAAACAGTATCGGTGGTCGTAAAGATCTAAAACTGTTAGTGCTCGAGGAGCAATTTGATAATAGTGAAGATGAATTCGGGCATGAAACTAAAACGGTTCACCGCGTTCTATCTATGGATGATGGAGCATTAGCGGTCCGTTTGTTTGATGGTTCAAATGTGGAGGATAAAACTCCCGATCTCGGCGGTAATCAACTTTCTTTCACACCATTTGTTTTTTGCGGTGCCACTAGTAATTCTCCGGATGTAGGTACCATACCGCTTTTGACAATGGCCAAGGCTGCTCTGAAGTATTACCAACTTAGTGCAGATTATTACCAGTCACTTCACCATACGGCCCATCCGCAGCCTTGGATTAATGGACTTGAGGGTGATGAAGATATTAGCGTCACTGGTGTTATGGCTGTCTGGAGTCTTCCTCCAAATTCACAATGTGGTTATTTAGAAATTTCAGGTAGTGGCATTGAACTCACTAAAAAGGAAATGGATGCACAAAAGAATTCGGCATTAGAAGCTGGAGCTAAAGTAGTTGATACCAATACTCAGGAATCAGGTGAGGCACGCCGTGCACGTCAGGATGACCAGCAGGCAAGTCTTCACAGTATCGTGATGTGTGCAGCTGCAGCAATTGAACAAGCCATTAAGTATGCAGCGCAGTGGTTAAAGCTGGATTCGACAAAATATTCATTTACGGTTGAACCTGAGTTTATTGTGCAGGTCACGGATATTAATCTTGCAAAACAGCTTTATGAGGGTGCTATTTCAGGGAAAAACTCTTTCCGCACATATTGGGAATACCTGATGACAGGTAAATTACCAGCTCACGACTATCAGGAAGAAGTGAAGCGGGTAGAAATAGAGCGAGATAACACTCCTTTGTAGAGGTGATGTATGGCTTCAAAAGAAGATAAATCATTGATTGAAGTACTTACCAAACATCAGGCGTACTTATATCGGGTGTCTTCTCAATCTGTTAATGAACTATTAAAAATCTTCAATGATGAGTCAGCATTAATGTTGGCAAAGCTGCGGGATTTGCTTGATGAGTTGAGTAATGCTGAAAAGGTGGCTCTCGCAAGTGGACAGTACACTACAGCTAATCTGAAGGAAGTTCGTGATCTGATTGCTCAGTGGTTTATAGGACTAAATATTGCATTACCTGAAGCTTTCGCTGTTTCTGCTACTGCCTTGGCTGTTTATGAAGCCAATTACACGGCGAAGCTATATGGTGGCAAGATCAAAAAGCCAAATGGTGAAAAGCTATATGCCGCAGCTAAAAAAATACCATTGGTAGGTGGGGCTCTTGTTGATGATCTGCTATCCAGAATTGCTGAAAATGCCCGTCAAAAGGTTGAGTATGCAATTCGGGATGGTATCAACTCAGGTAAAACAAATCAGGAAATAGTTCAGCGCATCCGTGGTACCAAACGGCTTAATTATGAGGATGGGCTTTTAAGTAGCTCAAAGTCTGATATTGACCGTACTGTGAGAACGGTTCGCAGCCATGTGGCCAATCAAGCATATCTAAATAGTTTCAATCAGATTGGCTTTGAATATGTTCGATTGGTTGCAACGCTGGACGGAAGGACATCAAAACTTTGTGCATCTTTGGATGGTTCAGTTTGGGAAATAAACGATCCGGCAAAGCGGGTACCGCCGTTACACCCTAATTGCCGAAGCATTTTGGTGCCAGTCGAGAAAGACGGTCAACTTGTCGGTGAACGTCCATTTGTAATGGACGAACGTCGAGTGAAGGACATCCCAAAAGAAGAGCGAAGCCAATTAATAGGGCAGCTAGATGCTAATACCACATTTAAAGAGTTCTTCAAAAAGACTGATGATTTCTTTCAAAGAGAATGGTTAGGACCGAAGCGTTACAAGCTCTATAAGAAAGGGAAATTTGATTTTGATAAGTTCTTCGATCCAGAGGGGCGATTATACACATTGGACCAACTTCGAAAGTTGGATGAGCAAACCTTTAAGGAGTTGGGCTTATGAGTGAGTCAAGACATTTAGTGCTAAAGCGTCACCCTACTTTGAAAGGTTATCTGGTTATTTGTGATGAAGAAACTGGACAACCTCTAGCTGGACAAAGAGCAGTACAGATGAATTCTGATGCCTTAAATGGACCCGCAACAATTACTGTAACTTTTGAAGCATATGGTGCTCATGGTGTTCGCTTAGTGAGTGATGCACCAAGGCCAAATCAAACAAAGGAAATGTAGCGAAAGGTATTACAAATGTCTGAAAAGCAATTCACTATGTCAGATGCTCAATATATTCTGAGCACAAAATTAATTCTGGTGCCATTTCTTCAAATTAAGATTTCAAGAGCCATGGCAATTTATGGTTTTACTTTTGAAAGATTAAAAGCAATTGCACTCATCAATTAGAACTTAATTTTTAACCTTAGCGCCTTCGGGTGCTTTTTTTGTGAGAAGAAAATGATCAAAGAAGTAACAGAGCAAGAGTTAGCTGAAAAGTCTGTGGCACCCCGAGTAACTAAAGCGCAAATTGATTCATTGATGGAGCGTGTTACATATACGGTTGAGCAACGCCCCGGTGGCACGACATCTACTTTTGTCCATGCATTTTTAGATGGAAAGTTTTTCCTAGCAACGGGTTTTAGTGCATGTGTGAATGCTGAAAACTTTGATGCTGAAATTGGTGAGCGTATGGCTCGTGGAAATGCAGAAAAGTCAGCCGAAAATAAACTTTGGGAGCTAGAAGGCTACCGTTTATTTGCAACAAATATCTAAGTTTTCAATCGAAATTTAGCGTCCTTAGGGGCGATTTTTTATTGCCTTGAGATAAGGCTTTACCCCAATCAAACGAGAGGTTTGAACATGTCATTGCCATTTATTGTTGATTCACTTGATGCAATCAAAGAAGAGCACCGTGCTTTATATGTCGAGGAAAACGGGAAGTTTCGCCTTGACTTGGAAGGTTATGAAGATCCAAAAGGTTTGAAATCTGCACTTCAAAGCGAGCGAGATGCTGCTAAGAATGCAAAGTTGGAACTTCAAAAACTTCAGAAACAATTTGAAGGGATTGATCCTGAAATTGTTAAAAAAGTCTTTGCCCAAATTGACCAAGACGAAGAAGCCAAATTAATCGCGGAAGGCAAAGTTAACGAAGTGATTCAGAAGCGTACCGAGAAGATGCGTGAAGAACATGAAAAGTTACTGAAGGCTGAAAAAGAACGTGCTGATAAAGCCGAAGCTTATGCACAAAAGTTCAAGCAATCAGTGATTCAAAGCCAAATTGTACAGGCTGCTATTGAACTTGAAGCACTGCCAGAAGCGACCCCTGATATCGCCTTTTTAGCTCAGACAAAGTTTGCATTAGATGAAAACGGCAAAGCTGTGGCAGTTGATGAAAACGGGGATGTGGTCATTGGTAAAGACGGTCAGACACCGATGACCCCAAAAGAATGGGTTGAATCTCTACGCGAGCAAAAACCGTATTACTGGCCTAAACCTAATGGCATGGGCGCACCTGGTAGCAACAATTCAAAAGGTCAGCCAGACATTCTCAAAGCCGATGGCTCGGTAAATATGACCAAATTAGCGCAATTACGAAATGAAAATCCGCAACTAGCTAAAGAGCTAGCGGCAAAACACGGTATTAAACTTTAAGGAGTAAAGCCTAATGGCTGAGACAAAAATTGCTGATGTAATCGTACCTGAGTTATTTACTCCGTACGTATTAAATAAGACTTCCGAGAGATCTGCATTATGGCAGTCAGGCATTGTTGGGGAGCTTGATGAAAAAGTCGCTTTTGGTACGGAAGGCGGTACTACAGTAAATATTCCTTTTTGGAATGATTTAAGCGGTGAGTCCGAAGTACTTTCAGATGGTAAAGCTCTTGGGGTAAATAACATCACGGCTGGTAAAGATATTGCTATTTTGCATGCCCGTGGTAAGGCTTGGGGTGCAAATGATTTATCTAAAGCATTATCTGGTGATGACCCATTGGGTGCGATTGCTGATCTTGTAGCAGATTACTGGGCTCGTGAATTTCAGGGGTTTACCGTAAATACACTTAAAGGTGTATTTGGGTCTGCAAGCATGGCAGGTAATACCCATGACATTTCGGCTGGTACTGGAGCAGCAGCCGTAATTGATGGTCATTCATTTATCGATGCATCTTATAAACTGGGTGATGCTGTTGATAAATTAACAGCGATTTCAATGCACTCATTCACAATGGCAGCACTAGCCAAGCAAGGTTTAATTGAAACCGTGCGTGATGCTGATGGTGTGGTGCTTTATAAAACTTTTATGGATCGCCGTGTGATTGTAGATGACGGCATGCCAGTTGAAGGCGACGTATTTACTTCTTACTTGTTTGGTTATGGCGCGATTGGTTTCCAAGATATTGGGGCACCGGTTGGTGTAGAAACAGACCGTGATAGCCTTGCTGGTACTGACATTCTTATTAACCGCCGTCACTTTGTGCTACATCCTCGCGGCATTAAGTGGGCCGGTGATACAGGTATTGCTCCTAATAACGCTGGTCTAGCAACAGCTGCAAACTGGGAACGTGTTTACGATCCTAAACAGATCCGTATTGTGGCATTCAAGCACAAGATCAAATAACAAAAAGGCGGGTTACACCGCCTTATTTTTTGGAGATCCACAAATGGGACTTTCATCATTTAACCGTGCACGGGAAAGACAACAAATGACAGAAACAAAAATTGCTGAACTCGAAGAACAACTGGCAACAGTAAAGGGCGAATTTATTGCCTTTCAAAATGATACCGAAGCAATGAAAGCACGTATTGCTGAACTTGAATCAGGTGAAGGTGGTCAAACACCTGAAAATGACCAAAAACCAAGTGATACTCAACCACAACCAATTAACTATGCAGGTCTAAAAGTTGATGAGTTGCGTGCTGTCTTGACTGAAAAAGGCATTGCATTTGAAGCAGGCGCTAAAAAAGAAGAACTTTTAGCATTAATTCCAAAGGAATAACAAATGAGCTTTATCACTGAACAAGAAGCGATAGAACATGTTGAAGGCTTTGATGCTTTATCTGCCAGTGATAAGGCTCAATACCTTCAGATGTCAGAAGCTTATCTATTAGCACGTAATGTTAAGCCTTACGAAGATGCCACTCTGGTTCCTGAGCCTCTAAAAACAGCCTCTTATCAAATCATCAAGGGCATTATGAAAGGTGATCTATATCAAGGGCAGGAACAGGCACTAAAACGTAAGAAAGTCAAAGCTGATACGGTTGAAACTGAAAAGGAATATCAGGACGGATCAGTAAAGCTTAGTGCGATTGAGCAATTCATTCTTGATTTGATTAAGCCTTACAGCAAACGAAAAGCTGTATTTTTTGTTAGGAAAATCTAATGGGCTTACGTGACGAAATTCAGGCAGATATTACCGAAGCATTTAATGATGATTTAGCGGACGCCGTTCAAACCTTTACATGTGAGCGGATTTCAAAAACGAATTGGGATCCTAAAACTGAAACTTATGTTGAAGTTAAAGAAAACTATTCTGGCCGTGGCGTTTTGTTTGGCTCATACAGTCAATATGAGATCCAAACACTTGGAGTACTGGCCACGGATAAAAAGGCGACAGTTCTGCAAAACGAAGTGACTATGGCCCCAAAAATTGATGATGAATGGCTAACAACCTTAGGCTCATTTCGAGTTATCCATATTCAACAAGATCCAGCCAGTACAATCTGGAAAGGTCAGCTTCGAAAAGTGTAGGGGCTAAAATGGTTAATACTGATTATGTTCCAGAGTGGTATATCTCAACGTTCCAGCATGTGCAGTACACGCTTGCTAGAAATCAGCTTCACATGGATTTGTTATTTGAAGATATGGATAAAGCTGATCAATTTTTGGATATGGGAGCAGATGCACAGGTTAGTACTTTTTCTGATGGTGCTTATGCAATTGTCCAGCTTGGTGATACTGCAGATAAAGATCAAATTCAAGTTTATGGATTGCTTTTACATGAAGCTGTTCATGTCTGGCAAATAGTAAAGCGACGAATGGGTGAAAGCGAACCTAGCGTTGAGTTTGAGGCATATTCAATTCAAGCAATCGCTCAAGACTTATTTGAAATGTACGAAGAAAGTGAGGTAAAGCATGGGATGGAAGGGGAAAAAGCCGACTAGCTTTAGTCTGGATGTGGCTAAAGCAGCAGAAGACCATGTGAAGCATATTGTTATGGATACTGTGCAATCTTTAGTTAATTTAAGTCCCGTCGATACTGGTGCATACCGTGCTTCACATATTGTTTCGATTGGATCTGGTGACTATGGCATACGTGGACCTGAAACAAACGCCGTTCAAGATGCCGCTATTCAAGCTGTAAAGATTAAATTGGGCAATTTGGTCTACATACAGAACAACCAGCCTTATGCTGAGCGCTTGGAAAACGGTTGGTCCGATCAAGCGCCGCAAGGTATTTATGGCCTCACGTATAACTTTATTTCTCAAAAGTACGGTGGCTAAAATGGCAATGACTTTAGAGCAGACAAGGCAAGCTATTATCGATCGTATGCAAAGCTTTACAGGTATTACGCAAGACAGAATCCAGTATCCAAATTTACCAGGCTTTAATGTACCTAAAGATGGTGTTTGGTGCCGCTTAACGATTGCAGGTGGTCCCAGTTTTACTTCTGGCATTGCAGATAAGCCATGTACTCGCCGTACCGGTAATATCATGATTCAATGCTTTGCACGTCCCAATTCAGGAATAATTGAAATCACAAAATTGAGTGATGCATTACTTGCTCATTTTGAATATTTCACAATCGAACACTTAGAATGTTTGAATGGACAATCTATATATGCGGGTAAAGATGCTGATTTCATTCAGTATAATGTGAGTATTGGGTATAAGGTGAATTGATATGTCATGTATGCTGACTTTAGAAGAAATCGAAATTAAACGGCAAGAACTGGAAAGACATCTTGAAGATGTTATGTCTGTTGAACTGAAGAAGTGGCAAAGCGAAAACAAGCTATGTGTTTCCGATGTGAATATACGTTTGGCCAATGTGAATAGTCTTGGTGGAACTAAACATAATGTAGTTACTGGAGTAAGTGTTGATTTAGATTACAAACCTTAAATTACTTTAATTAAATGACCGCTAAGAAGCGGTTTTTTTTATGCCTTATTCACTACCACCTCATCGGTGGTTTTTTTATGTCTATAGGAATCACTTATGAGCAATTTTGTTTTTAAGCGTGGTGACACATTCAACTTAAATCTGCAGCTAGTTGATATGGATGATGCACTGCAGTATCCAGCCAATGATGTACGTCGAGCAATCGATTTAACGGGATATACCTTTACTTCTCAAGTTAAAACTTTGGATGGAACCGCTGTAGCAACCTTGACTTGTGCAGCATTAAACCAGAGTACTCAAAAGGGGTGGCTGAATGTGAAATCAGGGGCAAGTACTGCAGTGTGGCCTTTGGGTCTGTGTCAGATGGATATCAAAGCTGTGGTGAGCGGTACTACTCAGCATACAGAAACTTTGACTTTTCAGGTAATTGACGGGGTGACTGCATAATGGCAAATCTTTTATTTAGATTTAGTTGGGACCACCGACCTTTTGTTTATAACTCATCTCAAGGTAAGCGGCAATTTATGCTGCCTTTTGCTTCGGGCATTCCAAACCTCACTCCAGACTGGACTCAAGTTACGGGCTTAGGTACAGCGGCAACAAGAGGTGTTGGAGTAGAAAGCGGTAATGTAGCAGCTTATGGTTCTTATGGTTTATCTAACTTAGGTTATGGTGGATCTCCAACTTCAGAAGCCGGAAATGATATTGATGCTGGTTATAAAGCAGGGGGACAAAAGACTCGTTTTAAGAATGCACCCACTAGTATTTATACAAATCCCTATATAGCTGCTTATGCACCTTCTATCGTGGTTACTCGTGGAGAATTTACAGGTACGGAGTTATTTTTACCATATTACACCTCAACACGCGCCAATTGTATGGCTGTAATTGCATGGAATTATGTGCCATCCACTGACACCTTAAGTAAAGCAGAGCAAATCGTTTATACGAGCAAGAACAATATCGTTTATACGACCGATAACAGCGCGACCAGCGGCAAATTGGTTACTGTTGAGACTTCTGGCGAACTTCGCTCCAAGGGGTTCACTGTTGATTCGAACGGGGTTTACAAGGCAGCTTCACCGATTGCAAGACTATTTGCTGATTCACTTGAACTCAATGAAGATGCCTCAAAACAGCCGATTAACTTTGAAAAGTTAGGTACAGGTGACTACCTGATTAAAGGTTCTCTGGGATTTGCTAAAGAGGGCTGGTACATTGAAATGCCTAAAGATGCAAACGGTAATGTTCTTGTTGCTGTGTCTTATGAGCAGCATGAAGATGGGGATATTGCAGTAAAAACCTACAAGAAAAAATTTGATATCGAAACAGCCTCAATTATTCCTGATTTCGATAATCCTGTAGATATTCCAGAAACTCGCTGGATTGATATTCGATTGCATGAAGAACCCGAACCAGAGCCTGAAGAACCGTTGAGTGAAACACCATTGGAGTTCCAGCCTACTAACTTATCTCAGGCAGTAGCTGCAGCCTTGAATGGTGTGGAACCGCCAGTGATCTCCGACACAGATGCAACACATTAAAAACCCGCAAATTTAGCGGGTTTTTTTACGCCCATCTTTTATAACTGCCCGCTGATGAAGCGGGTTTTTTATGCCTAAATTTTGGAGAACTATAAATGAGTTCAGGCGCAAAAATTCGATTATATGCTTGTGAAGAAGCGGTGCTGGGAACAACTCCGGCAAACCCGATCTGGTACACGGTTCGCCGTGTCAGTGATGGTTTATCTGAAAACGTCTCAACTGAAGAAAGCAGTGAAGTGGTAGATTCACGTTTTCGACAAGGTGCTGTTGTAACGGAAGCCGAAGTAACTGGTCAACTAGAGTTTGAATTATCACTAGGTACCTTTGACTTATTCTTAAATGTTCTCGCTTTCAATAACTGGGCTGCAAATGCTTTAAGTTTTGGTGGTGGAGTACGTAAGTCTCTTACCTTGGTAAAAGTCTTTGAAGATATTGGTCAAGTCTTTATTTATCGCGGTATTCAAGTGAATACAGGTGAAATGACGATCCAGACCACAGGCAAAATCACTGGTAACTTTGGTTTAGTAGGTAGCTCATTTACGCGACAGCAGGTTAATCCTGTTACAAATCCTATTCCAGCATCGACTCGCCCTCTGGTGAGTATGCCAAACGTTGAAAAGCTACTTATTAATGGTCAATCAATTCAGGGTAAAGCTTGTCTGCAGACACTTACCATCAACTTTAATAATAATCTGGAAGCGATCCGTTGTATCGGTTCTGGTAAGTACACGCCTGAGTTTTACTTAGAGAAAATGATGGATATTGGCGTAAATGCTAATTTCATGTTTTCAGCAACATCTGCTGCTTGGATAGATGCCATTAAAACCCGTGATGTATTTACATTGACCTTCGATATTACAGACACCAAAGGAAGTAAGTACTCGTTTAACTTCCCACAACTTGAAGTTAAGGAAGCAAATCACCCGGATGGTGGTGGCGATGACATCATTACAATAGATATCAATTTTGCCCAAGTGCGTACTAGTCCAACGATTGTACGTGCTCTTGTGTAATCAACTTATTTAATAAGAAAGCCTATGGAATCCCATGGGCTTTTTATTTCTAAAAATTAGAGGTTGCTATGGCTTTAAAAGTCGGAATTATTAAAAGCTCTGACGTATCAAAATGGTGTGAATACAAAGGGGGTGATGGAGAGGTACAGGCAGAGTTCAAAGTCCGTGGTATCGCATATAAGCCTTTTCAGGTAGCGATTGAACGAGCAGGAAACCAGATCTCGTCTAAAGGCTACGATGTAATGGTAAAAGATGAACATGCCAAGCTTTATCACGAGTTGTTAATGGATGCATGTGCTGCCCATTTAATTGAAGACTGGAAGGGAGTGGTTTTCGCCGAAATCGTAGACGGTAAAACTGTTGAGTCCGAAAAGCCATATACACCTGAGAATGCCTCAAAGCTTCTTAATCTTGGTGATATTGGTATTTCAATCTGGCTATTCATTAAAGAACAGGCCCAGAAGATTCAGGAAGACGCAGACAAGGAAAAGGCTTTAATTCTGGGAAAGTCATCGATCTCTACAAATACCAAAAAACGTATGCGTCGAAAACGCCGCACGAAATCGAGCAAATCAAGTTCTTAGGCGGCCGTATTCCGGATCCGCCAGAATATTCTTATGCAGCTGATTCCATTCTTTCGGCATTTAGCACTATTTGCAGATCCAGACGATATGAACAGGGCATCCCATTATCTTTAGATCAGCAGGCAATCAATGTCTATGCTGAGCATAATGATTTGCCCGTGGCTGCTCATATTTTTAATGACTGTATTTTTGCTTTGGATAACCTGTTTATGGATGAGGCGCATAAGAAAATATCAAATAAGCCCAAAAAATAGGTCAATTATGAATATTCTAAAATTCATTAAAAGTTTTAATACGGTAGGGACCTACCTTAAACTAGCCATTATTTTACTAATAGTTGTGGTGGTTTATTTCTACTTTATTAATCCAAAATAATTGTGAAAAAGCTCATATATACCACCTTCGGGTGGTTTTGCTTTATGTGACATTTAGTAACCAGTTTGTTAAAGTTAGTACACTTGATAACAAACGGTGAATTCATGAAAAAAATATTGGCTGCTGGATTAATCGGTTTTGGGCTAGTGGGTTGTACTACTCCTCAAATTGGTAATTATATTCCTAAAACTGCAAATATTAGTAAGCCGCCAATAGGTTCTATAAATACGGCTTACGTAGGGGATTCTTTAGTTTCACAAGGAAAGATCATTGAACAAGACGTAATGGTGATACAGTCTGATTATGATCTAAATATGCAATATAAAGTTTTCGCTGGTAAGTATGCTCAAATTGGCCATGACAAAGAAAATAAATTTTATTCTTTGCGCGAACTTAAGAAAAATACAGAAGGAGCTAGAGCAAAACTATTATCGGATCCACCAAGTGTCTTAATGATCAATAAAAAAGGATGGTTATGTGTTGTTACAATCTACAATACTAAGTCATGTGGTGATGCGACAGGTGTAAGTTTCAAGACTGAAGGATCAGTTAATGAAGATTCGTTCCAACAAACTTTAATTTACAGCGGAAAAGTTGGAAATAAAATAAATATTGGTTATCGTGAATTCTCAAGCAATATTGCTCGACCAGCATTTAATAATGATGTTGAGTATGATTTAAGCCAATCAAAAGAAATTGGCTATAAAGGTGCTCTTTTGGAAATTATTGAGGCAACAAACCAAGATATTAAATACAAAGTGATCAGGAACTTTAATAAGGTAGATTAAGATGAGTGCACCACAATATAAACCAATGAGAGAAAGTGAAGTTTGTAATACTATCGGGTGGGTGTTAATAGCTCTCGGCTTTATCGCAGGTTTTTTATTTATTCTTGCATTTGGTCGAATTGAAGTAGCTTCTTACTATGGTAAAGAAACGGTTTGGTCTGGAGTTATGATAGCAACAGGAATCGGAATTATATTTAATGGATTCCTTGCAGGCTACTTATTTCAAAAAGTAGCTAGTATTCTTCGTTACCATGAGAATAAATAATATCTTGTATAAAAAGCACTCTAGGGTGCTTTTTAAAATTGGTTTAACTACCCTGCTTGGTAATTATATTTAACTTAAAAAGAACTACCCACTCATTGAGTGGGTTTTTTATTGCCTAGAGGAAAGTAAAATGGCACAAGAATCCCGTTTGGTCATTGTTATTGATTCGCAAAATGCTGAACGTAATGCGCGTAATCTAGGCAATGAACTTGTTAGCATTGAACGTAAAGGTGAGTTTGCATCTAAGTCTATGGACAGCTTATCTGTAGCTACCAGAGCTTTAGCAGGACACATGGCTGGCCTAGTAACGGTGGGTGCAGCTATATCTAAAATGGACACTTATACAGGTCTTCAGAATCGTCTTAAGTTAGTCACTAACAACCAATTTGAATTAAACAAGGCTACTGAAGATACTTTCCGAATTGCTCAAAAAACTTATTCAGCATGGGATTCTGTTCTACAGGTCTACCAGCGTTTTAGTGATAATGCCAAAACCTTAAATCTCACTATGGATGACACTGCTCGACTAACTGAAACAGTATCAAAAGCAGTTGCAATCAGTGGTGCAAGCGCAGAAGCTGCTGATGCAGCTTTAGTCCAATTTGGGCAGGCTTTAGCAAGCGGCACATTACGTGGTGAAGAACTCAACTCAGTTATGGAACAAACACCAGCTCTAGCAAAGGCTATTGCTAAAGGTATGGGTATTACTGTAGGTGAATTACGTTCAGTGGCTGCTGAAGGAAAAATCACTTCACAGGAAATCGTGAAAGCACTTAGAAATGTAGAATCTGATGTTGATGCGCTTTTTGCTAAAACTGATATAACAATTGGACAATCACTCACGCTTTTAAATAACGAAATCACTAAATTTGTAGGGGAGGCTGGGAAAGGCTCTGGAGCAGCTCAAACATTGGCAGAAGGGATTCAAATTCTTGGTAATAATCTCAATTTAATTATTAATGGTGCAATCGTTGCTGGAGTTGGTTTAATCACGAAAGCCATTGCAACAAAAACTATTGCTATTCAAGCAAGTATTGTCGCTTCAGCTCAACAAAGAGCGGCCAATCTTGCTGAAGCTCAGTCTCAGGTTCAGTTGCTTGGTGTAGAGGCAATGCGTGCTAGACAATCTGCAGCTTTAGCTTTAACTGAGATTAATTTAGCCAGAGCAGAATATAATGCAGCAACAAGTGCTAATGCCCGCGCAGCAGCTGTACAAAGACTAACAGCTGCTGAGATTGCTCATAATATTGCCATCAAAGAGGCTACTGTTGCTACCTCAGCTTATTCATTGGCCCAATCTCGGTTAAATACTGTAGCTACATTAGGTAGCAGAGCATTAGGTTTAGTCGGTGGGCCAATTGGTGCTATCACAATTGGTATTTCTGCCTTAGCTGCTGGTTATATGTATTTTCAGGATAAAGCAGCAAAAGCGAATCAGAGACTCGAGGAACAAGCAAAAGTTGCTGAAAGAACTGATGAGGCTCTAAAAAAATTAACTGGCAATGATAAAACTAAAGCAGTTAATGATTTAACAAATGCTTTTAATGCACAAAATGAGGCATTAAAAAAATCATCTCTAACTGTAGGTTCAGCATTAATCGATATTGAGAACTATGCACGAGGGAACAGGGAAGTTGAAAAAATTTCACAAGATGCAAGAACTGGGACTATCAGTTATACAGAAGCCATTGAGCGTCTAAATAAGATTAAGTTACCTGCAGATCTATATGAGAATCTGAAAAAACAGGCTGCGCAGTATGATGAAAACTCGTCTAAAGCAAGTTTGTCTGCAGAGAAACTAAAATTATTCGGTGTTGAAGTAAGTCTTGCTGGCAATAAAGCACAAAATGCTGCAGCTCAGCATCAAAAACAAGCGGATGCTTTAGGAAATACTGCTACTGAAGCAGAAAAGGCAACTAAGGCTTTGCAAGATTATCAAGCCAAGCAAAAAGATAGCGTTATTGATTCAATCTATAAATCAGGTTGGCTTGATAAAGGTTACACTGTTGCTCAAGCTAATGCCATTTTAGAACTGCAAAAAGCAAAAGGAATGAGTGCGATTTTGTCTAAAGATGAAATTGATAGTGCGCTTAGAAATCTCAAGATCATTGAAGCGCAACAGGAGAGAGAAGATAAATTAACTGAAGCTAAAAGAAAGCAGACACAGGAAATTGAAAAACAAGCAAAACTCACTAAACGCTTGGTTGGTATTTCCGGTCAATCTGGTATTGGCACTGGCCCTCATCTTGACGTCCGTTATGGTGGTTCAATGTCGGGCCAGAAAGTTTCAAATGAACATCTGGCACGTTTGCAGGCAGGTGGTAAACCTTTAACTTCCTACAAGATCAGTTCTAATTATGGTCCACGAAAAGCCCCTGCTAAAGGGGCTTCTTCATTTCATAAGGGTATTGATTTTTCAATGCCTGAAGGAACACCAATCACGACCAATGTCGCTGTGAAAGATATCAAGACATGGTATGACAGCAAGGGTGGTGGTTATGTCAGTGAAGTGATCTTTGAGGATGGAGTTTCTCTTAAGCTTCTACATCAATCTCCAAAGATGCAGAGCAAAGTGAAAGGTGGTGCGAGTAAGGGAAGTGATAAGGCAGCTGGTGACATTCAGTCTCAACTAGAACGTCAACTAGATGCTCAGCGTTCACTAGAAAATGAAGTAGCCACTGAAGTTCAGCGCATCCAGAATAATTTACAAGTTAGATTGGAAGATGTTGATAAGGCTGGGTTCTCACCAGAACGAACAGCTGAAATTAAGGCAGAATTACAGCGCCGTGCTGATAATGATGTGGCTATTGCCAAACAAGCAATTAGAAGCAAACTGGAAGACTATAAGGAGTTCCAGAAAACCGAGGAGCAGTTACTTGAGGAGAGCTTTAACCGTAAAAAGTTCAATGCAGCTCATGACATTGAATTAAGTAAGTCTGAGCAGAAGCAAGCCGTTGAATTGCTGGAACAGCAAAAACAGCAAGAGTTAGGGTTATTAAAACTAGCTCAGGAACAGCGTTTATTTCAGGCACGTTTATCATTGCTTTCTGAAACGCAAGCCATGCAGGAACGTTACAGATTGGAACGGGAGGAAATTCTTAAGAATACCAAGCTTTCTATAGAAGAGCGGCAAAAGCTAATCGCATTATCTAAAGCCAATCAGGATAAAGAGACACGCGATAAAGTGAATAATGCTGCTCAAAACTGGGGTGGTATCCAAGCGGATATGAATGGTACCGGAGAATTTTTCAGACAGGATCAGGAACGATTTAGCCGTTTAAATGCTGCAAATGATTTAGCAGATAGTCAATTTGCTGCTACCGACCTGAATGAGCAAAACTCTTTAGATGGTTTGAATGCTCAATTCGAAGCTGGACTAATTAAGCAGCAGGATTACGAAAACCAGAAAACAGCTATCATTCAAGCTGCTCAAGATCAACGTAATCAGATTGCTGCTGAATATGCAAAGAATGCTCAGGATATTGAAGATAAGTATCAACAAGATCGCTTGAACACTCAAATTGCATTTGGTGGCCAAATGATGGGTTCACTCACATCGATGTTTGGTTCAATGTTTGGTGAGCAGTCTAAAGCATACAAGATCATGTTTGCCGCTGATAAAGCTTATGCGATTGCAGCTGCCGGTATTGCGATTCAGCAAAATATTGCAGCAGCTTCAAAAGCTGGTTTTCCTCTTAACATTCCATTAATTGCTGGAGCTGTTGCACAGGGTGCAACCATCATTGCAAACATCCGGGCAATCAAAGATCAAGGTTTTGCTGAAGGTGGTTATACAGGTCGAGGTGGGAAATATCAGCCTGCAGGTATTGTCCATAAAGGAGAGGTGGTCTGGTCCCAAGAAGACATTAAAAGATGGGGCGGAGTTGGTTTAGTTGAGAAAATGCGTAAGAGTGCAAACCCTGAAGCTTTTCTCAATTACAATGCCTCGGCAGATAGTGTCATGCGCCGTGCAATGATGAGCTCTAGTGCCTTTATAGAAAGCCAAAAGCAAGCTGATATCTTTAATCAACCGGTTCAAGATTCTCAGATTATTTATAAGGGTAATAGAAGCGTACCTATCGCTTCTTCTTCGGCCAGTTCTGATCTATACCACGATGGCAAGGTCTACTTCTCATCCAATGGTTTAGTTCAGGATCGCTCAAATCTGGATGATGTTCAGGACTTTACTTCAGGACGTGCTTCACGCCCTCAAGTTGAGATTATGCCTTCAATTGAGCCAGCTTCACCGATAATCAATTTCAAAATTGAAGTGATTAATCAGATGAGTGGGGCGACAGTTGAAGCCGAACAACTGGATGAGCAAACAGTCCGGATCATTGTTAAGGAGGAACTGGATAAGCAGCTTCCAAGAACCGTACCAAAACTTGTAAGTGATCAAATTGGTAATCCAAACTCAACTATTAGTCGATCTTTGACTGAGAATACCACTGTAAGACGTAACCGTTAACTATGTGAGGCCGCCGAACGGGGGGCATTTCACTACCTATACGCTGTATTCGACTTGCTTTCTAACGATATGTACAAAGTGTTTCTGACTTTCGATACACTTTGTTTCATATATTTAAGATATTTAAACGTTTATCAAGACGACGTTATTTGGCGTGTAGTTTTTCTAAAGTAATAGAATTAGACAGATTATGAAAGTTTCTGGCTTGACTACTTATCGGAACTACGATATTGACTTCGGTAGTAATTTCAACGTAATATTCGCGCTAAGAGACCTTCTTATTAATTAGTAAGAAGGTATTTTCGTCTCTGGAGTGTATAGCCTTGGGAAAATTAAATCTAGTGTTAACTATAAAGATTATAGTCTCCTCAAATATGTGTATTCATCCGTAATAATTGCATATATTTGTTCAATAGACTTGTATAACAAACCTTGATTAATTCTATATAAATCATATTAGGCATACCATGACTGAATTTAAATGGCAAATTGATAGTATCCGTACTGTATTATTCTTTAACGGAGAAATTAATTTTAAGAAAAAAGAATGGTCGAAAAATATAACTGGGCTTGAAATTTCTAATGAAATGACCCAATCGGAAGAAAATGGACGTTTGATTCAATATGTTGAAATTACTAATCTTGATAGTAATAAGCAATTTAATTTGGTTTATTTAAAAGATCAAAGCTTAATTGATTTACAATTAGTATTTGAAAGAGATGAAAATTTTTATACTTTCAATGAAATAATCAAAGAGGTAGATTTTTTTTACGAAAAAATTAGCGTATTTTTTGATCAGCTCAATGAAAAGATTATTCGTATTGGTAATGTTGTTGAGCTTAGTATACCTGTTGATAATGAAAAAATAGGTTGTGATTTGTTAAGAAGTAATGTTTCTTATTTAAATAACATGCAGGAGGATTTAGAAGAAATTAGTTATAGAACTAATAAATCATATTTTATTGACAATATTAAAATTAATCAGGTTGTTCAGTATTCTAATGGTCAGAAAATGTCATTGGTGATTGATCCTAATATAGGAATTCCCAAGGCTAAAGTGCAAAAAAATATTCTAATGAATATAGATGTTAATACAGATGCTTCTCATAGATCTGAATTAGATTTCTTAAAATTCATTCCATTATTACAAGATTCAGTAAAAAAATTAATAAGAAATGGAGGTACTTATGTTAGTTGATACCTATTCAAGCTCATTAAGTTTACCTTCTTTTTCGAGTAATACACTAAATTCTATAAATCGTAGTACAACTGTAGTTTCTAATTATAATGGAGTTGCTAATCGCGTAAATAAAAGCGTTGAAAATTTCATTGATCATACTGAATCAATGCGTGTTTTTTTTAAAAGCTTTCTAAATAATCAATCAGATTTTCTTGCGTTTTTTTTATGCTTATGTGTCATTGGTTCTTTTCAATCATATGATCTTAGACTTGATAGTAAAGATAATATTATTTCACCTGAGATATTTAAAGATTCTAAAAATAGTTTTTGGTGGGATAAAAAACATTATTTTGAAATATATAAATTAGAAGCAACTAATAGAGGAAGAGAGGCTTCTGCATATATGACAGTATTAATGCATCAAGCTGTACAAGTTGAAGACCTTAAGTTTTTAAATAATTTTTTTCAAGAGTTAAATAAAAGTAGTTTAACTTCATGGTCTCTCATAGCTTTATTACGCTCAACAAATGTTTATAAAAATCAAATTTCATTGTGGAAAGAAATGTATTTATATACTCAGAACGTTGTTATAAATGAGGGATTAAACCCAAAACGTGAGATGTATGGCTTAGATCGCGGTTTAAATATATAAATTTTAGTTGTGAGTAAGCTTTTATAATGAATGCAAAATTTCAACTCATTAAAGACATTAATTATAAACCCAAAGACTCACAACTTGGAGTCATAATTAAAAAGGTAACATCAGAACAAAATCATACTGGTTTTGTATTTATTGAAGATAATAAATTAGTACTAGCTCATTTTGGCTGGCATGAAACCTATTTTTTTCAAAGACGTAATGACTCTGACGGTTATGCTATGTACTGGTTTGATTTAGAAAAAATTCCAGAAAGAACTCTTGTACATATAATTAATGAACTTGAACAAATTTCTCATAATAAAGATTTGAATAATAATGAAGTTTTCTATTTTCCTGCTCCTTATGGAATCGTAAATTTTGGTGGATCTAGGATCTCAGGAGGTGATTTTCTAAGTACCCCTAATACGGTAGGTGATAGCCTTACATGTTCAGTTTTTGTTAATTGTATATTTGAACAATCCGGTTTTCCAATCCTAGATTTAGATACCTGGAAAACAACAGAGCAGGACATTGAATGGCAAACTAGTATTCTTGATAAATTAATTGGAAAATTGAGTCCAGAGTTTATGCGGATACAGCGTGAAAATGTAGGTAAAGTTCCGCGGTTACGTCCAGAACAAATGGTTGGAGCATGTTGTGTTTTTGATTATGAGCTAGTTGATTTTGATACAGCAGATAGTGCAGCAATAATTGTTTTAGAGCAATTAGAAGCGCTAGGTTGTTAATAAATAAATTTAATTTTAAGTGATGTTTTTGTATTTATATTCAAAAGTAATATCTATTAATTTCTAAAAATTAATCAAGTTAACTTTAATAAAAGAACCCGCGAAAGCGGGTTTTTTTATTACCTAAAGGAAAGTTATGTACAAGTTAAAGCTAAATCCTCAGACCAGCGGCTATGGCGTAACACCGGGTGATGATGTGAAACGTCAGCAGATGGACGGCGGTCGTGGTCGCTATTACATCGATGTAAAACGTAATAGCCACATTGTTGATGTGAACTGGAATTTAAGTAAAACCGATTTCAATAAAATGATGGCTTTCTGGCGGATCTATCAGAATAAGCCAGCTTCATTCTATGCGGATCTGGTCATAGACCAAGGAACACGTCAGCAATACCAATGCAATTTCATTCCAAACTCATTCAAGACCAATGAGGTGAACGGCAACCTTTACAGGGTAAATGCGCAGCTCGAAGTTGTTCAAAACCAGCCTAACCTTGCTGCAGATATAGCATTAATTAAAGATTGGGAGGTCTGATGGATAACGAATATGCCAAATTCTTTTTCAATCGAAAAGTTGATGTTTATCAACTGGAATGTATTGAACTCTCACACCCTTCTTTTATGAATACTTACCGGGTAGTCCGTAATGATGACCGAGGTGTCTATGTACAACATAAGGAAGGATCCGGTCAGGTCTATTATGAGTTCTTGCCAGTCTCAATCCAAAGATCCGGAATGCTTGGTGATCTGGACCAGACATTAACCGTTTCTATCTCTGGTCTAGGTGATGTGATGCCTGATGAGTTTGAACGGGTAATCGAAGGGCAATATCCAGATGTAAAGCCAACCGTAAATTACCGGATTTACAGTTCAGACAATCTGAACTCTCCAATGTTTTATTTACTTGGACTGCAACTCTCCAGTGTTGCCATGAACCATAAGGCTGTGACATTCAAGGCTGAATCGCCGCGATTAAATACCACTAAAACCGGAGATATCTTTGCACTGGATCGCTTTAGTGGCTTGAAGGGGGCTATATGAAAAGTCACGATCATTTGCTCGATAGGCAATATGACGATGAACACTACAATTGTGTTCACTTTGTTCATGAAGCTGCAATGGACCTATATGGTATAGATCGGGCGGAAGCGCTTGAACTCTTTATGCAGCCTAAGGGCAAAATTACTTTTTTATCTTCACGGTTAAAACTTTTAAATCCGCTGCCCATGCCCAAGGAAGGCTGCATAGTCGCCTTCCATCCCAGACAAAGAAATAAGCCCCCGCATGTGGGGCTTTTTCGTGGGCAAAAGATTCTTCACCTCATGGAAAGCGGAGTCACTTATTTGCCTGAAGAGGTCGTGATGGGAATGGGGTTTAATCGGGTCAGTTATTATGATTAAAGTTATTTATAAAAAAGATGCTTTGTCTGAAGAAAAGACAATTGAACAGGCTCAAACCATTGGGCAATGGCTCACTTCAAAATATGAACATATGCCTGAACATGTGCGTATCTTTCATACTACAAGCAATATGGATCATGCCGAAATTTCATTTGCGAATGAAGTCACACCGAAGAATGCATATGACTTAAAGCAGCTTGATTTCTTACCGGGCACTTTTATCGTAGTTGAGAACCCTAAATGGGTCGCGGCTATTGTTTCGATTGTGATTAGTATTGCGATCGCATTTTTAATGCCGACGCCATCAATAGCACAAACGACTCAAAATACTAACCAGTCTTCTTCAGCAAACAATGAACTTTCTAACCGGGAAAACAAGATCCGGGTGAATGGTCGTATTGCTGATAACTATGGAGCTGGGTGGAATACCCCCGACTTAATCGCAGTACCTTATAAGGTATATGAAAATAACGTCGAAGTTGAGCATTTGGTGGGCTGTATTGGTCGTGGTCACTATAAAATTAATGGTGCTTATGACGGTGAAACCAATATTGTTGATATTGCTGGCGCATCGGTAGAAGTCTTTCGACCAGGTGTAGATATTGTTTCAGGTGAGCCATATTTCTCGCTTGGTACCGAAATTACCACGCCGCCACTAACGGTTCAGCATCAAACTTCTGTTAATGGCCAAGTTCTCCGTCCAGCAGATACACAGTCTTTAGAAGGTACGAACTACCTTCATTTTGCATATCCAAACGAGATCCTTCGGGCAACGGCAAACAACACAGATTTAACTACTAAGTTTGTAAGTAATGACCGTGTAGAAATCACCAATGCCTCATTCACGTTTAATGGCCAGACTTATGATTTAAACGGGACTTATAGTGTCTTGTCGGTTGCTGATGATCGCATGACGTTATCAAATCCGGCGGCTGTTAATGCTAACTGGTTAAAGCTTAAAGAGTTAAGTACCCAGCAAACAGCAGCTTTGTCACCAAAGATCAGTTCAATAGGTGAAAAATGGATTGGTCCATTCATTCTAGACAATGTTGAACGTAGTCGGGTGCTATGTAACTTTGTGGCCACAAATGGACTTTATACCGTTTCTTCAGGTGGGAATCAGGCTGCAGTAAACGTCACGATTGAAGTTGAAGTAACACCGGTAAATGAATCTGGTGCAGCCATTGGTAATCCGATGCTGAAGCAGATCATTTTGAAAGGTTCGGCAAAGTCGCGTCAGACCGTTGGCGCAACACTTGATATGGTCACGTTTCAGGGGCGTTGTAGTGTCCGTGCACGCCGATTAACACCAACACCCGCGGTTACAACGGTAGTAGATGAAGTAAAGTGGCAGGCGCTTTACGGTGCTTATCCTTTGCAAAGCACAATGTATGAACATGAAACAGTTTTTCGTGCACGTACTTATGCAACCACTGGAGCTTTATCTGTTAAGTCACGCAAGATCAATTTTGATCTGCAGCGGATGTTGCCGACCTATAAAAATGGGGCTATGACGACAGAGCTATTTCCAACATCAAGCTTTGCTGATGCACTGGTTTCAATGGCACTGGACGACAAGATTGGCCGCCGTACGATTGATGAGATTGATCTTGAAAACATCTATCGGACTTATAATGATGTAGTGGATTATTTTGGTACGCCACTAGCGGCTGAGTTCTGTACTACGATTGATGATACAAACCTGTCTTTTGAAGAGCTGGTCACCAATCTATGTGATGCAGTGTTTTGTACCGCATATCGGCAAAACAATAAGCTCAAGCTTTATTTTGAACGGCCAACTGATAACTCGGTAATGCTGTTTAACTTCAGGAATATCATTCCGGATAGTTACAAGCATGATCTAACCTTTGGCGTGATGGATGACTACGATGGACTGATCTATGAATACACGGATCCGACCGACGATAGTCGTATCAATATCTATTTGCCAGACAAAGGAGCAAAGAACCCGAAAGAAGTGAAATCCGTTGGGGTACGAAACAAGTGGCAAGCTCATTTTAATGCGTACCGGATCTGGAACAAGCTTCGGTTTCAACGTAAATCCATCACCTTTGATGCGGCGCCTGAGTCTGAATTGCTTGTGCTACGTGACCGTATTGCTGTAGCAGATTATCGCAATGGTATTCATCAAAGCGGGGAAGTGGTACAGCAAGAGGGTTTAATCCTCACCTTAAGCCATGATGTAGATTTCATTGCAGGCAAGAGCTATGTGATCTATCTGCAAATGGGGGATGGTACCGTGGACCTAATTCCTATTACACCGGGTTCAGCCAAGAACAAAGTTGTTTTAGGGCGTTTACCGAACGGGGCCTTAAAGCTTAGTCCCGATGACTTTGTGAATACTATCTACACGGTAGTTAATGACGATACCAAAGGCTCATTACCTTATCTGGTTGCAAAAAGAGAACCAGCTGACCAGTTCTCTAATACAATTACTGCAATTAATTACGATGAACGTTATTACCTCAATGACAAGGACTTCATTGATGTACCGGTAGATGATTCACCGATTTATATTCGATATGACCAGCTTGATATTAATCTGGCACGTTTGTATCAGATGCAAAGAGGTGATTTACCAACGACTGGCGAAATCAGTTTTGTAGTTGAAGCAGGTGCATTGGTTTCAAGTTCAAGTTCTTATCGACCGGAAACCAGATTTGTCTATAAATTCGACTACAACTCTAGTCCTCCAAAACGAGAGTATATCGTTCCAGCTGCATCAGAATTACCTGCTATTGATACTGGTGAGTTTCCACCTGATCTGGTTGTGAATCTGACGATTAAAGGTGCTGTAGTTGGACGTGGTGGAGATGGCGGGTTGCCACATTTGGCATTTGGTGCATGGTCTACCGATCCGGATTACAACTTTACAAAAACCCGTCGTGATGGTTTTCAGGGAGCACCCGGTCTATTAAACCGGCACAGTAAACTAAACCTGATTATTGATGGTGGAACTCTGGCTCGAGGCGGATCTGGTGGCGGCGCAACACCAAGTGGTATTTATACTGGATTATCGTATGGAGTTCAGGGTATTCCCGGTGGAGCTGGAGCACCTTTTGGTCGGGTTATGACCGGACAACCTATTACTAACGATTCACAAGACTGGCGTTGGTACTTTAATGGTGACTTTATGGTTGTCAAAGTAACCGATGCTGAAGCTGCAGTGCCCGGTAAAGGTTATCGAACCCAAAATGACCGTTATGGGTCTCCATTATCAGGTGATGGTGGAAACTGGGGTCAACTAGGTACCAAGTCCACCAATGATGGAACATGGAACTGGCAATACCATGGCACAACTGAAGGCCAGCCGGGGCCGGGTGGACCTGCAATTGTTGGGGTGGCACCACTTACAACTCAATTGATCAATGGAGGGAAAATTCTACAAACACTTTAAATCTTAAAAGAACTTTGAGCACCCAATTCGGGTGCTTTTTTATTGTCTAAATTTTCTGGAGATATAAATGGAACCAGTTTCCACAAGCGGTTTAACAGCAATTTTAAAATTTTATGGAGCGGCAATCATGGTGACTTTAGCGGTCGCTTTAGTTGCAGCAGTTGTATTGATGACACGTATGCCACGCTCACCACAAGAGTGGGCCGTAGGCTTGATCTGTACGGTTGTATCAAGTCTAGCGGGTGGTTCATTCATTATTGTGAAGTGGGGGCTTCATGAATGGGTTACTGATGTATGGGGGATGATCGCACTTGGTGGATTCTTCTTTGTTTGTGGATTACCCGGTTGGGCTTTAGTCCGATGGATCTTTAACTTCATTGATAAGCAGGAAGGTAAAACGATCGTTGAAGTGATCAAAGAGTTTAAAAAAGCCAGAAAAGACATTGAAAACAGTTAATGCCGCCTTCGGGCGGTTTTTTTATATCTGAAGGAAACCGAAATGAACATTGAAAAATATCTTGATGAATTAATTAAGCGTGAGGGCGGGTACGTAAATAACCCAGCAGATCGAGGAGGGGCAACAAAGTATGGTATTACCGAAGCTGTGGCACGGGAAAATGGCTACAAAGGCAATATGAAAGATTTGCCGCTTGAAGTAGCCAAAGCGGTTTACAAGAAGCAGTACTGGACAGCCCCACGATTTGATCAGGTGAATACTGTTAGTCCCATGGTGGCAGAAGAGCTTTTGGATACAGGAGTGAACTGTGGTACCAGCTTTGCAAAACCTCTTTTACAACGTGCTCTAAACTTGCTCAACAATCAAGGTAAAGCCGGGTATGCGGATTTGGACGTGGATGGTGTGTATGGTTCTAACACTTTAGGTGCGCTTAAAACCTATCTGGCCAAACGCGGGAAAGAAGGCGAGAAAGTACTGGTGCGAGTGCTCAATATTATGCAAGGGCAACGCTACATTGAAATCTGTGAGCGTAATCCAAAGCAGGAACAGTTTTTCTATGGCTGGATCGCAAATCGGATTGTTATATGAAAGTCTTTCATTGCAAACGCTCAAGGATAGCTTCCGTAATCACATTGCTGTGCATTCTATTTTCAGGATGCACAGCTCATACGATCAATAACAATGTGAATGTCTCTATTTGCGTTAAAGCGATTTAAAAAAAGCCCTGAATGTTCAGGGCCTTTTAATCTATTTTTCAAATTCAACATCATAAAGTGATGTTAAAGTAGCCTTTAATTTTCTATCTTTAGTTTCTGCAATGTACTCTTGCATTTTCTCTTTATACTCAATGTGTCCAGCTTTATATTTTGCATATAAGTATGAGAACTCGCCTATCTTATAATCAGGGTCGGACTTGTTTTCTGATTTGTCTAGTTCCACTTTTAGAACCTCTGCAACATGGTCATAGCACTTATTAACCACAGTTGCTTCTATCCCTTGCATGGTAAATAACTGACATCTAAATGTAAGTCTTGCGGTGTCATTTGGCTTCTCCGCAAGTTGCTTATCATTCAATGCGTGTGCTCTCTCATAGTCATTCAAAATCATATAAATATTCATTTGAAGTAGTTCACGTTTACGTTTGTCCGTGATCTTGTCTACATCGGGAAGTATCTCGCGCATGTGTTTCTGAAAGATTTCTTTATCTTCCATAGAGTATTTTTGAATGTATTCATTATGCTTATCAATAATCTTCTTATCTTCGGCTGACAACGGCTTAGGTGATGTAATTTCGCTTTGTTTTGCACTATCCGAAGCATTACTACAGCCACCAAGAAATGATGAATAAATAATAAATAGGGTTAAAAACTTTTTCATACTTATGTTTGAGTCTGCTTTAAGAGATATACCTTTTTCTGAACCACATTTAGGTTAAATTATTATAAAAAGCCCTAAATAATTAGAGCTATTCTAATATATGGACATAAAAAATGTTCTTAAATGAACTTATTTCTTATAAGGCATAGATTCAAGAATTTCTTTAATAACTGTTGGGTCCACTACATTCTCGTACATAGTATTAAAAGTATGTTTCTCATCTTCAGTGGTTTGAGCATTAACAATAGCTTTCAACTTTTGCTTATAGTCAGCATGACCTGCTTGATACATGGCAGCGTAACTCGACCAGAGAATATATTGCTTTTGTGGATTATCATTACTTAATTTTTCGTATTGTGCCTGATACAGCTTAGCTGCTTTTTCATAACATTTATTAATTTGATTGGTTGGCTTTTGTAATTTTCTTTGAATCAAACATTGGGTTTCTTGAATGCTTGCTGTGCTATCTAAAGCAAGAATTTTTGTTGCCAAAGCATTGGCTTCATTTAAATAACCTAATTGAAGTAGCACTTTTAATTTTAACTTTTGGACTTGCGTACTTGAATCATTGTCATCTGGAAACTTCTTTAGAAGCTTTTCCAGTTTTGCTTGTGTAGATATAATGTCCGCTTCAGTCTGGAGAGAGTTCATAATTTCATTGAACTCTGCTACAAGTGGTTTTAATACTTCTTGCTGGTTATCAGATTTCTCGCTCTGCACTTGGGCGATTTGGGTTGTACTATTTGGGTTATTACACGCAGCAAATGCGACACTTAATAATAGAATCGTTAATAGCTTATTCATAACTTTTTATACCTTGCGCGCTGCAGAATTTAAGGAAAACTTATATTTTTTTATAGGAGGCATTGGATGCACAGAACCCACGGTATCTGAAATTACTGCGGTATATCCGAGTTCAAGTTCTACATCAACAAGCTGCAAATTTGGTTCTGGCAATTTGATAGTGCAACTTCCTAAAGGGGCCTTATTTTTATCTGTTGGCCAATACCCTTTATCACTTTTTAACTTGGCTCTGGTAATCTCTTTCCCCTCTCTTGAAACTATAGCGGTCCCAAAAGGATAAACAGTTCCCTTGTGGCTCAATGGAGCTGCATTAATAACTACACTTAAAAATAGTTCCTTGCCTTGAACTTTGTAGTTTAGAAAATAGCTTACAGCTCCATCCAAGGGTGTTACTCCTTCATCACCTAAAAGAACAGCTTTATGGCTAATGTAGACATCAGTTTTATACTGCTCAATGTAATAGTTTTCATATTTTTCTTCTCTAAAACTATTAGTAGTCTGCTGTTTTTGTGACATTGGAGCAGTTGAGGATTTTGCACCCGATGATGCTGCACCACCATTGTCTTGAACAACTAAGTTTTGTTGAGGCAGTAATTTGCAACCACAAGAGAGTGAATCATTAACACGAGCAGCGGCTTTGCCGAAGATCTGCATGTTTGGATCACCAGAGATAATTGTTGCGACAACTTTATGTGTTGGGCAGGTAGCTTTATCACCGACACAAGCAACGGCAATACCGTCAATTAGAAACATACTGTTCCCAGAAATTACTTGGCCACCTCCAGAAGTTGGGCAGCCTATAGTTATATATGGTGTTGCCAAATCAATTCCTTCTTATATTCATCAGTTGGCAGAATCATAACAAAGTAGGGGTAGACAAGACTGTATAGTTTTATTGTAATTTCAACTTTGAGAAGAGAGTTCACGTTTGATTTTAAATTAATACACCTTTTCTCATAAATTATGTAATGGGATGCCCCTTTATAAGTTACTTTAAGTATTAGAGGAAAAAATGAGAGTATTTTTATTAACTTTGATTGCATTAGCCCTGACAGCTTGTTCTAAACCATACGATAAATATATTGGTTACTGGAAACTTGAAAATTCTACTTCCCCAAGAATTTTAAGTATTTATAAAGAAGGTAAAGAGACATATCTGGTAAATGATAATATTCTTGCTGAAAAAGATTTCTTTGGAAATAAAAAGACAGGCACTGTTCTAGAGAAAAAAGAGAAAGAATTGGGTGTAAACAATGGCTTAACCGTTATACCTTTTAATCTATCTGAAGATGGCAAAACTTTGCGTATAGGCGATAAAATGTATACTAAAATAAGCGAAGAAGAGGTTAAAACTACTTTAAAAAACAAAGAAGATTGCACTAACCTTAGAGCGAAGTATCAAGAAGAATCTAATTCTTTTAATCTATTTGCTAAAGGTACAGAAAAGCAAAAACAAGATCAGGTTAAAGAAAAATATATTAATCTTCAAAAGCAAATTCCAGATTGTAAGTTTTATATAGCTAACGCATATTAATTTATTTATATTCAATAAAAGTGACATAATATTAAGCTGTGCATTCTTTTATCAAGATGCACAGCTCACTCGATTAATAATATTAGTGTAGAGTTTGTGTAAAAGCTTTCTGAAGAGAGCTTTCTTTTTATATTATTTAAGTTTATGACACCATTTCGCCTTTTTGCCACTTCCACAAATACATGGATCATAGTTTGTAAGAGGCTTAATTAGTTGATTGATTTCTATACCTAATCTTAATAAGGTTCGCATTAAATTATCATATTCTCTTATTTCAGCTGGATCTGTTATATAAACCTCACCATGCATTCCTTTTCGATTCCCTCTATTATTAAACTCGAATTCATAATCTTTAAATTTTAAAAAATCATGTACGCTCTTATTATTAGTCAAGGGTAGGCGAATATTGTTTCTTTGAAAACCTTCATAAGTTAAGTCCAACTGAGGTAAAAATAAAATATTTACTGTTGTATGCTGGCGAGGGTTTAAATCCAAATAATTACCTTCTGGTGATTTCCATATAGCATGAAATTCAGCCTCAATATAAAGGTTGGGTTGTTCCCACAGTGCCCATCCATTTATTCTTTCTCCACCATGAGCCTGAATATATTTGTCTACTAATGGAAAGCACTCATTTTCGATATCAGATTGGTTCGGTTGACAACTAACATAAAATGGCATTGAATCAGAGCTAATTTTCTTAAGTAAGGCCTTCACTGATTCGCTTTCTATACAAGGTGTTAGGGGAACTATTGGTTTAGTCATAATATCATTGTTATCACCGTGAATTGCAGCAATGATAACAAAGTAAAGTGAACAACCCTCTATAGTTTTTATTATGTATTTTCGTTATTAAAGATGGCCTGTTCTGTGGAGATAGCTGTAAAAAGGGAAGATAGCCCATACCATCAGTAAAGTGAGTATTGCATAGATAAAGCTTTATGGATGAAATATTGGCTTACTGTTTATTATGTGATCACTATACATTGTTTTATATAGATAAAACAAATATTTTATATAAATTACTTGAATAAAGGCTTATTTTGTGTATACTAAGACTAACTAGAAAAAAGACTTATTAGTAAATTCTCTTTCAGTATCGCAGTTTTATTCATAATCCTCCGTTTTTTAAGATTTAAGCTCAATTTGTTATATTTTTCAAAGTTAAATTAGTCATGAATCATGGCTTCCAATTATTAAAAATCAAAGGATATATTATGTCTAATACAGCTATTGGTACAGTAAAGTGGTTTAATGAAACTAAAGGTTTCGGTTTTATTCAACAAGATTCTGGTCCAGATGTTTTTGCCCATTTTAAAGAAATAGCCACTTCAGGCTTTAAAACTTTATATGAAGGTCAACGTGTAACTTTTAATATTACTCAAGGACAAAAAGGTCCTAATGCTGTGAATATTATTCCACAGTAATAAGTTTCTAAAGTAATAGATTAAGTATTAAAATAAAAGCCCTCTAAAGAGGGCTTTTATTTTAATACTTAATTGAACCTACCTCATAGGTATACCCCTTTAACGCCAGCTATTCGGAACTTTGAATTTGCCTGTAGGCATTGGAGAACCGAGAACATACTTAACGTTATAAATTAAACCAGGCAAAACAGTATTTGGCTTTTGATTAAAGCAAACATAGGTATTGTTTCTGGATGGTTTAATTAACTTATATTGTGTACCCGCACTTGAGACATAATAGACACCATTTGGGGTAGTCATAAGGCCAGAATCAACTTTAGAAATATTTTGATTATAACTCTGGCTTGTATTGTTAATAGCTGAGAAATAACTACACCCTAGCGATTTAGATACTTCAGCCGCTTTACGTAATGCGTACTGGTTTGCTATCGATTTATGAGTATATCCATTTACAGATGCGCGAACTTGAAAGACATTATCATCAATAATAGTGGCTTCAACGCCACCAGAAGCTCCCATTTCTTGATAAGGTGTAGTGCAGGCTTGTAAACCAATTGTTGCTAAAGCAGCTAAAAATATCTTTTTCATAATTTATATAAAGTGATAAATTCGTCACATTAATTTTAACTATTTAGAAGAATTTTTCAATTGCTTAAGGATTTCTTAAAACTTGAGTTCTAAAAATCTAGAATTTAGCCTGCCATTTTAAAGTTATCTAACACTTGAATGTGGTGGTTAATTAATTCTTGAGCCTGATTTCTCGATTCATTTTTTTCAAAGTACAAACGATTTTTAATCAGTGCTTTTACTTGCTCAGAAATAATTACATCTTCAATCATATTCATAGCTTTCTTTAAATCATCGAAAGAAACTTGAATATAGCCATCTGTCACATCGTTATCATCATCGTCAGTGGTATGGTTAATTAGTCTTTTAATCGTATAGCTACCTATGGCCAAGCTGTTCGCGATAGTGCCAAAGGTTCGGCGCAAGTCATGAAACGTAAATTCGATACCAGAATTCTCCGTTACCTTTTCTCTTGCAGCACGGCGGTCTGAAATATGGGAAACACCATTTCTATCGGTAAAGACATATTTATTATTGCCGGCACGTTTTTTACGTTCGCGCATAATGTGCCAAAGGGTGTCACCCATAGGTAGCAAAAGATCTTCATGGTTTTTAGTATTAACGATTTTGATGGTACCGAACTGAAGGTCCACATTTTTCCATTCGACAGATTCTGCTTCACTGCGTCTAAAACCAGTTAAAGCAAGTAAAAATAAAAAGTCTTGGTTGGTGTACGCTCTAAAATCGTTATTTTGTTCACCCATCCAGTAAGTAGTGGCAACTGCAAGCGCCCATACTTCACGCTGATCTGCGCGAACGTGGCCTTTTCTGCGTTTAATCTTATTGAAAGCTTTTTCTTCTTTTACGATAACAACTGGATTTTTAATATTTAGAATTTTATTTCCAGACTCATCCTTATATCTGCTAATCGTATGGTTAAAGAGGGCATGCAAAAATTTTGATGCAAGATTAGCTCGGGAAGGGCTTGCTTCAGAAAGTTTTAAATGTCGATCGATAATCATTGCACTGGTGATTTGATCAAGTTTCAAATCTTTCCAATCGTTGAAGTAATTCTCTATGCATCCGTCATAGGCAATTAAAGAAGTTTCGGCTAACTTTTTACGCAATTTATAATATTGGTAAGCTTCACTAAGGGTAGGGACTAGCTTTTGTAAGGCATCATTTTGAATTGCTGAAGCTCGTATATCACGCTTTTGCTTAACTGGATCTACACCTTCATCCATCATAATTAGCAAGCGTTTAGCTTCAGTTCTGGCTTGTTCTAGAGTATAGACGCCATGCTTTCCAATAACTTTGCGTTTAGATTTGCCATTAGGCATTTTCTTTTCAGCAAAATAGCTTTTAGTTTTGCCCACACATAAGCCAAATCCTATAGTTACTGTATCTCTGTAAAAGATTTGTTTCTCTTCAGACAAAGGAATAGAGTCTATTACCGATTTAGTAAATTTAATGTGTTGAGCCAT